AGAGTTAATTGATGCAATCATAGACATAAGAGAATAGACCTGACCGCCATATGAATCGATGATCACAGGTACAACTTTTTGCCCCGTGCTTTGCGCTGCTGACATTCTAGCGTTAAAGTCTTTTGCTGAAGCTTCATCAAACTTATTTACACGAATAATAACTGGCTGGTGCTTCAACTCGAAATCTTTTAGAAGCGATGAGAACTCTGTCTTCCATAGCATATTTTATTTTCCTTAGCCTTTCAGCAATTGTGTACCTTTATTTAAGTATTGTTTGAGATCGGTAAAACCACCGATAAACTTCTCCTGACCCTCAGTAATTTCTACAACGATTGGCACAGTTTTCCAGTTGTATGTTTGTTTGATCTCATTAAGAAGCTTTGGCTTTTGGTCTAAAGAATAGCATTCAAATTCTTTTTGGTTCTCTGTCAATAAGTTGATTGCCATATGACAATATGGGCAGTTAGCCGTTGTATATAATCTAAACTTCATTTATTATCTCCATTTGGACAGGGTGGACGCCTTCATAGGTTACATCACCGAAGCGTACTCTATAAAATTCTCTGCCAATTTCATTGTTATTTGTAAAGGATTTGCCTAAAATTATACCATAAGGATGGGTTTCACTAAGCGGTGGGTGCTCAAGGTGTGGTTGAGCGGGCTGCGGGTAAAAGTACCCTAGCCTTGGGGCGACCAGAGTCCCAGGTTTGAAAGGGTTGTCCTTATCAATCTGGTCTCGGATGTCTTGCTGTGAAACTTTCGCCCACTTTGCCATCATACCAATAGTATTATCATAGTTTAGCACTGAGGAGAACCCCTTGAAAACTTTCTCTTTGCTTCTAAAGTATTTGTTATTATTAACAAAACTTTTAGATGGAACACATAGCATATTATTTTCTTCTATCGTGAAACGTTTTCTACCCCTGTCCACAGAGAAAGAAATTTGACGGAGCCCGTTTTCACTGAGACCGCAGTACTCTAAATCTTTACACCAGATGAACCGACCGTCTCGGATCAGTGTCTTGTTGTTGCTATCCTTTAGTACAGGATTTAGGAAGACCAAACGACATACCTTACCATCTCTTCGATTCGAGAAATTGTACCTTCTTGTCGAGAAGGGTTCATACTTTTTATTCCAGCGGAGAACGCCGTCAACCCTGACGTGTGTCCGATGGCAATGAAAGTCTATTAGTTCTTCCCAGGTTGCTAGATTCACGTTTGATTACCCTTTAGAACACGACAGAACTTCTCAAAAGAACCAACAACAATAAGTTCTGACTTCCTAAATGAGTTGCCATCTACAACTATCTTACAAAACTTTGTGCTAACAGGGAAACTATTTTCAATTCTCTCCTTGTCTATCGATGCCTCGAACTCGTATGGCAGGACACTGACAATATAATCAATGTTCAATAGACAATCACGAGTATCAAAAACCTTATGGAAGTCAGTGTAAACTGATCCGTCGGTATTTTCTTTTGATTCTCTAATCTGTTTTTCGTAGACTTCTGCTATTTTAAGCACGGGACATTACCTCCATTGTATCTATTGTCCTTACATACCAGTCAGATCCTAGAACATGGACCCTGTGGTAGATGTCTTCCTTGTTTACCTGAGGCTCTATCATTACTGCCAAAGTTGGCTCCTCAAGCTTGACCCACCTTTTGACGGTGAAGTCATCAATCAGTGTAATATCTGAGGGCAGATATACTAAATCACCCTTTTTAGGATTCTTCATCTTCTTCTACTTCTAGATCAACACTATCCTCAGTTGGTAGCTGTGACAAGAAGCTGTCAAAACCTTCCATATCTTCCATAACTCTTCGCACATCCGCAAAGCTATTTACGGCACTAGGCTCTGGACCTCTTGCTTCTTGATCAACCTGTGGTGGTGCAGGATTTGAGTGTTCTAGTCTAGCCTTCTCAAAGTTTACAACCATACTCTTGTACTGCCTAAGCTGTTCAGCAGACATTTCCAACAAGCGTAGCACTTCAGTAAGAGCACTTAGTAAGCTACCATCTAAGACAGTATAGTTGGACAAAATATCAGCAGCAGCACGCAGATTGTGCTCTTCCGAGCATGCTACCACTGCCATAGTACCTTCTACTTGTTCCATATCAACATCAAAACTAATTGTTGCTCGCATATACGAACCCTCCTTTCTAGGATTATACCCTATTGTTATTTGTTGTTTAAGTTATTTCTTTTTCTTTGCCGCAGCTTTCAAGCAGCGGTCTTGAAGCTTGACTTGCTCGCCATTTACAAGAATGGTTGAGGAAGCGTAGAGCCCTTTGGCGTGGTTAGCCACCACTAAGCCCACTTGGTCATGAAGCTTGCGATCATTGACCAAGTTGAAGTTAGCTCGCACTTTGCAAAGAGAGCCTACTGGAAAAGCAGGCGGCTCAGTCGCAGCCTTGATAGCCTTTAGGGCATACTTGTTTTTTGTAAGAGCGTTGAACTGCTTTTGAGTGGGAACGAAGTCCTCGTCCGTAGCAATCTTAAGAGATAGATCACGGAAATATGTGGTTGTAGCGTAGTAGTTCGCACAGATCAAAGCCGTGGGGCGGTGCTCTTTCTTGTAGGACTGAGCCCAGCGCTCCCGCTTGAGTTGTGCCTCGGGGGAGTAGCGTTGCTCCATCTTATCAATACACTCAATCTGCTTGACAGACAGTTCGCCGCCGTCCTCAAACTGCTTCTTAAGAGACTCAGCAAACTTACGATCACGTTCTGATAACTTCTTAGCCATCAGCGACTCGAAACGAGCTTCGCCGTTAGGAACTTCTACTCGCTCAGAGCGCTTTGGACGAGGATACATTTGATGCCAATAACCCATATCTCTTCTCCCTACATTATTATAGTATCATGTAACGAGTGGGTGTCAAGTTTTATTTATTTAAGTTTTATTTATTTTACGCAGGTCAGCGTCCGCCAGTTTGAATCCTGATATCATTCTCATCTCTGAACTGTTTATCCATGATTTCCTGGGCTGTGGTTCCAAGAGCGTCTTGTAATTTTGTATCTGGTGAAAATTCTTTGGCTTTTTTTCTGACGTGTAATATCATTTTATCTATAGCCTCTTTTTCCATTCTTGATATTTTGCCCTTCACCGCATCCTTGACACCATGTTCTGTATCTCTCAAGAAAGCTTGTACCTTGTCGTCTAAGTCAAAAAAACTAATTGCAGAACCCTCTTGGTACGTTCCATCTTCCACATTGGCAAACATCAAAGCGCCGGCAGTCAGGATGTCTTCAACTAGTTTTTGGGCTAAAGCGCCACCAGCAACAGCAGCGACGCCAGCAGCGGCTCCGGCACCTGCGCCGAAACCCGTGGTTGCCAAAGCGGCACCAGCAGTTCCAAGGATTTTTGCACCCGCCTTCCCGTACTTAGCGAACATCTTCTTCAGAACAGATGGCTCTGCGTTCTTAAAGTATTCTACAAGCTCACCGATTGTCTCGATGTTTTCAGTCCCAGGGGGTGGCGGCAGGCTCTCATTTATTATAAAGGTGCGCCAGTTCTCAAAGATTAGTTTATTATCCATAACTATAAATAGTCTACCTAAACTTTATATTCCCAAATCCATCGCCAGCGTTTACGGCGGTCAGAATAAAAGCCTGACGCTTCTTTTTGATAGGCTTCTTGTTCTGCTCGTATGCTATAATAAGCTATTTTTCCGTTTTTGTATTTTATATATCCTTTGAGATAGTCCCAATAATAAAGGATTATAAATCCGATTAATAAAGTTTCCAACATCTGCTGGAAGTGGATGGTCTCATGGCGCTTCGTCTCTTCGCTCATTGTATCCCGACTAAAGACGAGGAAGAAGAGCGTGATCGCTCCAATGTTTATTGGTGCCAAATAAGAAAGCCACACAGGTATACGGCTATTCTCTATGAAGATAGGCTTCCAGTTTCTCATTTCACTCTCCCCAGTCTTCCCATTGCCACTTCCACTGATCTTTAATTATTCTCTTTCTGTCTTTCTCTGACTGTAGATACTTGGCTCGATAGTAAACTGTGGGAATGGAAAAAACAATTGCAGTGATAACAAAGATGGTCATTTCATCATCAGATCCATAAAGTGCTTAACCCACATACCACCAGCGGCAGTTGCTATGAGCCAAATAACTTTCTGGGCTCCGTCCTTCCAGTCTTTGAGCTTTTCAAATTCAATCTGAAGTTTTTCAAACTGTTCGAGTTCTTTGTCGGCATGTTTCTTCCAGACTGCGAGTTCTTTAGAGAATTCCAAAGCTGGTTTTGACTCCTGTATGTATTCCATCCTTCTCTGGGACTCTGTTTCGAGTTCCTTAACACGACTAAAAAGACCTGAGTCTGGCTCATAAAGATTCTGCTTTACTCCTCTGACTCCTTCTAGGATAGTTACCTGTGTATCTTTGATGTGCTCGACATCATTAGCCAACTTATCAAAACCCCCATTAAGCGACTTAGCACTTGAGATTTTGTTCTCCATATTTTCAATTTTTTGTAGAACTATTTTTAATGTTTCGTCACTCATGGGGCAACCTCCATAAAAAAAGACCAGGCATAAAATACTCTGGTCTTTTTAGCTATGAAACCGACTGTTCTAATTAGTCTCCCGACTTATGTTTTAGTATCACCACCCTTCTTTAGAACAGCACAATTAGTTGTGAGCAAAGTTCCTGCTGCGCTGGCAGCATTACGCAATGCACAAGTTACAGTCTTCGCTGGGTCTATGACGCCAGACTCGACCAAATCTTCAAACTTTTCTGTACGGACATTGAATCCAACATTCTTTTCATGGTTGTCGTAAGACAACGAGTTGACTACAATGTCTGAAGAAATATCTGCATTCTTTAGTATCTGAGTTATCGGAGCAAGACAGGATTCGACTAGTGCCTGTGCGCCTCGAAGCTGATCCTCGTTGGAAGGTTCGAGTTCAAGTTTAGTAGCTGCCTTCAGAAGAGCAGACCCACCACCTGGGACAATCCCTTCTTCCTGTGCTGATCTCACAGCCTCTAAGGCGTCCTCAACACGATGCTTCTTTTCCGTAACCTCAATCTCTGTGGCTCCGCCAATCTTAATAACTGAGATGCCCGAAGACAGTTTGGTAATGCGGTTTTGGATTCTTTCAGCCTCGTATAGATCCTCGGTCTCTTCGACTTGAGATTTGAGAACTGCGATTCTCTTATTCAGTTCATCATAGTCTGTATCACCGTCAGATAGAGTAGTATTATATTTACTTATTTCTACCCTTTTCGCAGACCCAAGGTGCTCTAGCTTTACGTTTCGTAGTTTCAAGCCGCTATCCTTGCTGATGAAGGTTGCGCCAGTTACTAATGAAATGTCTTCTAGAGCTTGGCGACGCTCTTCTCCGTAGTTGGGAGCCTTGATCGCAGCAATCTTCATATTGTTTCGCATTCGATTGATAATAAGTGCAGCCAAAAGCTGTCCTTCAATCTCCTCTGCGACGATTACTAATGGGCGTCCATCACGAGCAACTACCTCTAGGATTGGAAGCATCTCATCAACATTGTCAAGGGTCTCGTCAGTAACAAAAACTAAAGCATCTCTATAGTTGACGGTTCCTCGCCGTTCATCAGTTACAAACTGAGGAGATACATAGCCGCTTGATACTTGGTAGCCCTCTACAACCTCCAAAGAGGTCTCAAGTGAGCGGCTCTCTTCAATAGTGATGGCACCGTCTTTGCCGGCGGCATCAACCGCTGAAGCAATCAAGGTTCCTATTGTCTCGTCTCCATTGGCAGATACTGTAGCAACGTGGCGAATCTCTTCTTCGCTTGATACTGGCTGAGACATCTCTGTGATTCTCTCACAGATCGCATCAACGGCAAGATCGATGCCACGCTTGATATCTGTTGATGATGCACCTGCGGCAATATGCTTGTTAGCTGTGGTCAGAATAGCCCGAGCCAATACAGTACTGGTAGTGGTTCCATCTCCGCTTGTCTTCTCTGTCTCCAGAGCAGCTTGACGGAGAACTTCAACAGCAGCTTGTTCATAGTCATCATCTAATTCTACAACCCGAGCAACACTCACGCCGTCTTTAGTAATCACTGGACCAGCACCACGCTTGTAGAGGATTACGTTTTGTCCCCTTGGTCCAAGCGTAGATGCTACAGCATCGGCGAGCTTGTTAGCTCCATTAAGTAACTTTTGTCGGATGTCATCTCCGAATAGGATATGATCCTTGTTCATCTATTCCCCTCTTTCTTTTGGATACGGGAGGTTTGCCCGTTTAGGATTACATTGTACAAACAAATTTCTCAAGTGTTTAGTTTCTTTTTTTGATCTGCCCAAAATGTAGCAGTACTTGTGTTTTGCTGGTACCACTCGGCAGTCGCAACTGTCTCGGAAAAGACGCTCTTGTTCTTTGATCTTATCCTTTAGACCAGAAGGCATTTCATCCCATTTAGGAGTGTACTTACCTAAGTATTTTTTCCATTCCTCATAAGATATGCCCACTGCTTCAGCATAGCGTCGATACTTTGATTTCTTGCGAAACTCTCGGTCGCTGAACCAACCCTTTTCAAGGGCGTTTGGATCTCTGTATACTTTCGCAGTTCCTGATGTTTGTCCTAGGTAGTTCCAGTTCAACGCTTGATAGATTGTTCCTAGCTCTTTAGCTAGTGGATCACTGTATGCCTCAAAGGCTCTGAACTCTGTGTTCTGAACCATCCACTTGCAGGCTCGTGACAACAGCCAAGACCCTAGGTTCTTTGGAGCCCAACTAATTGAAGCTCCTCTTGATACTAGCTTTATGATGTTTTTATTTTCTTTGCCCAACAAGTGACTAAAAGCATTAGGAGTTGCCATCACGATGACACCTGCCAAAGTGTTTGTATCCTTGAGCCGGGCTGTGAACCTGTGAGTTGGACGGTTAGGAAGAATGCCAAGAAACTCATGACGCTCGATAAAAGCCTTGATCTCGGTGCACTCTTCCTTGTTCGTCTTGTCCACATAGGAAAAGTAAAAGTCGGCAGTCCTGAGCTTTTCTGCCCAAGACGCCGACTTCCCTAGTTCCTCTAGGTCTGCTTCAGTGTTCCGTAACCTTACTTCATACTGCCAGCAGTGATTATCTTTTAGATCTTTAAATCTCTCAAAAGGGTCGGCTCTCACAAGCCCTCACTTTCTTCTAACAATCAGACACATTATATAGGTAAAAAAGTTGTTTGTTTACTTTTATTACCCGCAGTGATAGGTTACACCTACAAATGCTCGCTTATATGTCTGACCATTGTGTTCGATCTCCTCACACTGATATTCTGAAGAACCAAGGTCAAAGTCACAATCCATAGTGATCTTAGCTACGGTGTAGTTATGAAGTAGGTCATCATCCTGCTTCATGCCATAACCTGGGACCTCTGAGGATGTGATGTAGTCACCATTCTCAATGTTGCCATTGATGTTTGTAATCCACATTGCACCTTCCCCTACGGAGTTGATGATAACACGATCGTCGCCTTCAGGTTTTTCCATTGCTGACCCCCAGAGACCAAGAGTAAACCTTCTCTCGTCACTGTCTGCGTCCTCAACATTCGAAACAACACCGTAAGCTCGCTTGTCATTAGCCTGACTACATAAAGCTACCTTAGGCATCGCATCATTAATGCTAATATCTTCTTGACCCATCGAGCCATACTTGCCTGTCGAGACTACGATTAGTCCAACCTTATCTTCAAAATCAGACACAGTGCCAACATCTGGCAAAGATCTGTGCTGTCCCGTAAATGTAATCTGCCCCACATCGGTGCCGTCGATTAAGTAACCTCGACCAAAGCCTGCATTGTTGTATGTGCCGTCTACGAGGTCGCCATTACCATCAAGCTGGAATGCTTGGAACACTAGCTCTTTGGTGCTATCAACACGAATTCCCCACCCTTGGGTGTTTTGCCCTGCAAAAGGACACTCAACAAGTATGCCGTGACCAAAGTGTACACCAGGTTGGCGGATCATAAGAGGAGAGTTAGTGCCTGCTGGTTGGGTACTACCAATGCCCCTCAGATAACCAGAGTTTGTAGTGTATGATATCCCCTTACCAAGATGAAGGCGGGTAATATCTACATGAGATTGGAAAAGGGCAGTTGGAGTTGGGGTTTGACCAACACCTAACTTATGAGTGAAAAGAACGCTGGAGTCCTCATCTGGATCAGGGGCAGTATTGCCATTGTATTTAGTCGAAAAATGAGTGTTTCCTGTAAAATCTGCATCGACGTGACAGGCGAGGTTACTGTAGCCAAGAGGGTTTGAGACATTCTTTTTGATTGTAAGCTTGTCAACAGTAAGCCCTGGATCAACCATCATATCTCGAACTAAAGTAGTGTTCCTACATTCAATTTCTCCGCCATTATCAAACGCTGTAAGCTCAGGCAAGAAAAACTTTGTCTTGCCAGTATGAAAATCCTCGCCAAGCAAAGTCTTCGTTACATCCGGCCGCCCTGCGAATGGCGATGCTTCTGTGTATGTTATTTTACCACCAGCCAAGGTGTCAAAGTGAGCCTGAGAGTCCTTAAAGTGAATATATGATGAACTTGCAAAAGCGACGACTGATCGGCGGTCGCCAAATTGGTAATAAGTGTCGTTGGAGTTGTTAACAAACATATTACGAGTAATAATAAGACAATCATCATCTCCTGCGGTCCACTCCTCGGGGTACTTGCTCATCCCTGGACCGGTTGGAGAGCCAATAAATATATTGGACTGAGGATCTAAAATGATAGATCCAGTAACATCTATTTTAGCACCCTCGGGACCGCCGCCCATAGGACCATAAGTATAGAACCTAGGTACCGACTTCTGTCCGGGATTAAGGTTAGATTGCCAACTGTCAAAACCGGGTTGGTAGCCATTCATTCTTGTTACGAAACGTGGGTCGTCTTCGCCAAGATATTCATGCAGAGGAGCCCAACCGCTTTTGGGATCAGTAACATAAGTAGAGTGGTAGCCATTAGAGTTGCTAGGGTTTTCATAATCGTGACCACCAACGCTAAGCTTTGACTTGTGAACATTAGAAGGAAGAGCGTTTGAAATTGATGCTATCTTGCCAGTATTTCCAGAGTTAGTATAATCATCCTGCTGGGACGGACTGAGGTTGTCAAAGTCTGACTTGTAGTATTTTGTTGGGCTGACACTCCAAGTGGTATTTGCGCCTGGGATGTCTATCTGTAAACTACCTGTATGAGTGTGAGTAGGTACGCTCAGAGCTTGTGCTGAACCGTCAGCACCAGCAGGACCCTGGGGACCGGCTGGACCCTGGGGACCGGCGGGACCTTGAATGCCTGTTGCGCCGGCAACACCTTGGGTTCCTTGGACAGACATATCTGTAACATATACCCACTCATCATCATCACGCAAGTAGAGCTTTCCGTAGTCTTCCTCTGTTACAGGAAGAGTTCCCCCTACAATAGCGAACTTACCGTCTGGAATACTGCCACCAATAAGCTCAGCTAAAGAGTTATATGTTTGAACAATTTCGAATGGGGCACCGACAGGACCTTGAGAACCAGCAGGACCGGCGGGACCAGCAGGACCAGCCGAGCCAGATGGACCTGGCACTCTGACAACTTCGCCAGGAGTATCTTGCTGAATAGAGTTTCTGCGCAAAAGACGAATAACTACATTGTCAGCGCCAGTAGACTGGTAAAATACTCTTGTCACTTCTGTATCATCTAGGATAACTGTTCTCATACGAGAACCAGCTTCACCAGTGAGTGCTGTGACTTCAGACCATACGTTAGATGAGTTCATCCCCCAGATTCGAACTGGGAGGCGAGTGTAAAGAAAAATACCGTTTAGTGTATTTTCATTGGCAATACCTTGTGTGTTAGTTGTAGGAGCACTTAATCCTAGGGTAACCCTATTGACGCCTTCTGCTAAAGTAGTTTCAATCATTTTTATTATTCTCCATTTTTAATACAGGTGGGAGTGAAACCTTTATCTTTTTAAATAGTGACTACTCGTCATCAATTTCCAAAGAATCTGACATTTGTTCTAGCATTTTCTTAATGCTTTCTGGATTATCAAATGAGTAGGGACTGGGGGCGATATCGTGTGATTTGAACCTAGCTGATGCCATATAAGCGCCACTATAGTGCATTACTTTATCCTCTGGGTCCTCGGGCGATGACCAGTATTTATAAGATTTTTCGCCTGTCTCTTTGTTCTTTACCTTTGTTCTGCCCGAGGGTCGGGGTCGAAGCTCGACACCGATCTCGCCATCAAAATGAGGGACTGGCAAATTGGCAGGGTTGCCATCCATATAATAAAGACCCTTGCCGCCGATTTGAATATAATAGATGGGAGACTTTTTAGCAGCATATATTTTATCAATGTAGGATGGAGGGGCAACAACAGGAGGCAAGCGACCAAAACCAGCACTGGCTTTGTTTTGTAGCCCTGCTGCCTGAGCAGCCTCATAGGCTCTAAAAGTAGTCTGGAATGTTCCCATTGCTCGAACACCTGGAATGAAACTGCCGTCTTCATTACGCCACTTAGAACTTGCGGGTCTTGCAGGATCTATCAAGGCTGTCAGCCAAGCCAAGATGTCCTCTTCTTTTGCTCTTAGTGCGGCACTAGTAACAGCCCAGCCATCATCTCCAAACTTCTTCCAGTCGGAAGGCTGGAACCTCTCTCCATCTGGGTTGCCTGGATAATATGTTATACTTCCATCCCCCATCTGGGCGTTTGTGTTTTCTTTAACTTCTAGCCAAAAAGGCTGACCATCAATAATAAACTGTGCATCTGGACCGTTGCTGTTCGCATCTGCGACTAACATGCTTCCTACGATCCCTGCTTCTGCGAGACTATCTATTACTTGCTGCTCATAGTCTTGTATCTTTTGACTAGCAGGACCCTCTGTAATCAACTGATCAGCGACAGTATCAATCACACTGTCCAAGAAGTTGAGACTGGGACTCTTTGCTTCGTTGTATTGTCTTGGTGCGTTTTGTATTTGTTCAATTCTGCCCATCAAACAAGGAGAATGATGATGGAGTTCTTCAACAACGTCAGGGCACCAACAGCTTTCAACTGCGCCCATAACATAGTTTCTCATGCTACACGCACACTCACTATCTAAAAACATATCATCAGCAAATATTTCTTGCTGGCGATCTGTCATTGTTTCCCACATGCTATAGTCGAGATTGTTTTTCTTTAGTCTTCTATTGAGTTCCTGAATCTTCTTGGAGAACTCGTTATTGATCGATGGATCCCCAACGAGGATCTCAACTTGCTCTGGGGTTAGTTTGTCTTGCATTATAGGCTCTTTAGTTCTTGTTTGATAAGTTCTCGAATAGAATCTACAGCTTCTTTTTTAAGTTTCTTTTTCTTTGCGATCTTTTTGAGCACTTTAGCTGGAAGGTGGTCCATCTTGGTCTCTTCTGGGTTGTCATCTGCTCCCATCTCGACGCTTCTTTTGCCCTCGTCTTCTTCTTCGTCATCACGAGTGCCAGGAGTGCAGTGAGCCTCTTCAAGGTTTTCTTTCTTTTGCTTGGCAAGCAACTCTTCATCGATCTCAAGCTGATCGGGTGTTAGACGCTCTGCCATCCCTGGGCTCTGCTCCATTCCTGGGCTTTGCATTGCCTGGAACTCTGCCTGAGCCTTCATAGCTTCGAGCATTTCTAACGCACCGTCAAAATCACCAGCATCGACCATGCGTGCGACTGTCAAGTGAGGAGGAATTGACTTAGCCTCTTCTGCCCAGCGGTGAATAGTACGAGTTAGAGCATTATCTTCGTTCAAAGATTGATACTCTTCTTTAATAATCTGTGTTAACCTTGCTTTTGAAATTTCAAATTTAGACATCCTTTTTTCTCCTTTTAGTACAAGACTAACTATAAATAGGTTACTCTTTTAAGTGTTCCCTTAAATCTTGCTCGGTTAATAGTGTATACGAAAATGAGTTTCCGTATAGGTTTGCTGATTTTTTACATAAACTCATAAATTCATTGAAATCATTTACCGACTGAAATACCTGACAGCCGGCGCTCCATTTGTTTACAAGATATGATTTGTCGTATGGATTGCTTCTGTGTATATTGATGCCAAAGAATCCTTTCATTATAGACTCAAGGCTTTCATAGTCAATGATTTCGTCCTTATTGTTGTCTCGCCAGACACTAACTTCTTTTCTCTGGACAAGAGCTTCGTACTTGTTTTGATGCTTGCCTATTTTCCAAGTGCCTTTGTATTGACCTGGGACTAGAATCGCTGTCCCTTTGGTGTTGATTGGATTCTTCAGCCAATACTCCCCTGGGTCCGTAGTCGCTGGGTATACCTTTGTGACTTCTTTTAGGTTCTCATCTTTGTACAGTACTACAATAAAGTCATCAAACTCGTTTGTACCAGCGTTATCTCTTCTAACGCCTATAATGTTTATATTTAACTTTTTGTTGCCGTCAAAAAAGGTATAACCTTTCTTGGTCATCACGGTCTTTATATTATTGCTCGTGATTATCTCTGTCAACTTCTTCTTTGGCTTGCGCTTCGTTACCTGGGATGTGGAAGCCATTATCAGTTCCAGTATCATCTTCAGAAAGTTCATCGGCTAGTCCTCCAAGATTTGCGCCGGTGTAGCGATAGAGAAGTTCATCATCTTCTATTTTCATATCAGCTAAGCCAAGCTTATAATATGTTAACGCTACTAAATAGGCATTAAGATTAAAACCTGGCTTGGCTGAGTTCTGTCGAATCCAATGAATAGCTCTAGCGCCGAAGAAGGCACGCTCAGCGTTGATAAGATTATCATTTTGAAAACTGACGAAGCCTTCTTTTAACAAAAGCTTTAGGACATTGTCCATGATAACATCTTTCTTATTCTGATCTCTTTTTCATTTCGTTAGAGATCCAAACCTGACCCAATGGGTTTTGAACTGGTTCGGTGACAAAATTATTGATTGCACGAGAAATCTCTTTAGGTGGCGGACCAAACTCATCGTTATTAATAATGTCAAAGTTTGGAGAAAATAGCTCTGCCAAACGGTCCTTATTTCTTTGTACCTGTTCCCACAACTCAGTAACTTTTCTAGCCCCAAGACTACGATCACGGGTTTTGTCTCGGTCAATAGCAACAGGAAGAGCAGTGTCAACAAATAGCATGTATGTATCATACCCTAGTTCTTCTAATTTTCTCTTGTCTCTATCTACCTTGAGGTAGTTCTTGCCAGTGCCATCAATGAGCATGCCTAAACGACCAGACTCATAAAAGCCCCTAATCTTAGAAAGCTTTTGCTTTGCTACGCTTCTGATAGATTCTGGATCTGTAGGGTCCTGAATAAACGCCCAAAGATCTGGCTCTTCTTCTGCGATTTGACCAAGAAGTTTTGGATTAATACCAGCGGCAGTAAGACCCTTTTCGAATAGCATATCTGAGTTGACATACTTGAGCCCTGTATCGGCAACAAACGAAGCTTTTTTGAAGAGCTTGTCACCGCCTTTATCTCTAACGCCGAAGATAACATCAGCAGTATAAGATTTTCCGCTCCCAGGTCCACCAGCAGTAAAAACAGCCTTTAGTATGCCTGGGTCGTAAACACCCTCAACCAAAGGCTGTGGGGATTCGAGTAGCCAAGACCTATTCTCGTCGTTAATATGAGAAACGACCTCCGACACAATGTGTTGAAGATCGTTTCTTTTAGTGATGGACATATTGTGCCCTTTACTTATCGGTCTTTAGTAGTCTTTCGATGACACGAGCCAAAACAGCCTCGGTGAGAGATTCGTCGTCTACAACGTCCAATTCAACCTCAGCATCTTCAGCGACCGTCTCTTCGTCTTCACGATTAGCTGGCTTGTCGTCGTACATGGCGGGATCATCGTACATAGCTGGCTCATCTTCCATAGCTGGCTCGTCGTCCATAGCTGGTTCGTCGTCCATAGCCATCTCTTCTTCATCAGAAGTGATTTCGGTATCGATCTCTTTGCCAGTAGCCTTTGCCAAGGTGTCGAAGAACATTTGAGCTACTTGCTCGATTTCTTCTTCATCAAGGTCTAGAGATGGTTCTTCGCCCATATCCATTTCGGCGTCCATTTCCATTTCCTCAGCGTCGTCTGCCATTTCAGCGTCCATTTCAGCGTCCATTTCGGCAGCAGCTTCAGGCATTTCGACTTCCATCTCTTCTTCTTCGTGTGCTGCTTCTTCAACAGTAGAATCAAGATAGTTTTCGGTCAACTTAGCCATGTTGGCTAGCTTGCCCCAGCGGCGAACAACATTTTCATTAATGAGGCTATTATTCTCTTTCTTCATTATAGTATATCTCCTAGAATACTTTGCCCACCAAAGGCAATCAAATATAAATAGGTCCTGATTATATAAAAAACCCGTTTATTGATCAAAATCTTTGAAAACACCCATATCATCCATCTTCTTATATGCGGCGTGCTCTATCTGACTAATTCGTGGGAAACTAACCCCCATTCGTTCGGCAACCTCACGGAGGCTTAGTCCGCCATCATGCTTCCTGGCGCAGACCACAGCACAGTTCAGATCTTCTCCAAAGTCCATCCAATTTCGACAGGCTTTTTGATCGCAGCCAACTTGCCACTTTTCATGAACTTCAAAACACTTAGGACTGGCTCCGTATTGAACCTCCTCTGGTGAGGGGTTTCTATTTATTTCGTCTTGTTGTTGCCTAGAGTCTTTACGATAAAACATTTATTTCTTCCGTCCATTCTGAGAAGTTAGAATATGTGTGCCACTTTCAATAGTGCCTGCTGAAGTTTGTCTTGCCCACTCGGCTTTGTGCTGGAGACCTGCAATGGTCCGAGCACCAGTGTAAGATAAGCCGCTCTGGATACCTCCTAGGAGATCTTGCAAAATGTCAGTTACGCTGCCCTTATAGGGAATGTATGAAGCAACGCCCTCTGGAGTTGATGACTTGTTTCTCCAATCCATCTGAGCATCTTTTGATGCCATACCTCGATACTCTTTCATTCGGGTGCCGTCGGGAAGAGTAATAATCTGACCTGGGCTTTCGGTGGTGCCGGCTAAAAGCGAGCCGCACATTACAAAGTCTGCTCCAGCAGCTAGAGCTTTAACAATATCTCCCGAGGTTTTGATGCCGCCGTCTGCGATGATTTTGACGTCACGGTCTGTTCGGGCGCAGTCGAAGAGCGTTTGGAGACCGGGTAGACCGTGCCCTGTGACAATCCGAGTAGAACAAATGGAGCCGCCACCAATATTGCACCGTACAGCATTAGCCCCCCAATCACTGACATCGTTCACACCCTCCAACGTACAGACGTTTCCTGCGATGATATAAATATCTTCCCCGAAAGCTTTCCGCAGTTGTTCAAGTGCTTTTTTCATCATAATGTGATGACCGTGAGCTACGTCCACACAAAGAACGTTGGCACCGAGCGAAACAACGGTGGTCGCCCTCTCAAGATAGTCGCCTGTTACGCCGATCGCAGCGGCAGTCAAAGACGTACTGACGTGGCTGGCTACTTGACTTACCAGGGCTCCCTGTTCAGGAATTGTATTGTAGCGATGGATAACAGCTAGCCCGCCTGCTTGAGCCATAGCAATGCTCATATCTACCTCAGACACCGTATCCATTGGCGAGGCGATGATTGGCAACTCCAAAGAGTGCTTAGAATTAAGCCAACTAGAGATATTCACCTCTGATCGACTCGTAATGTCACTGTACTGAGGTACGAGCAGCATATCGTCATAAGTGACTGCTTCTTTAAACTTCATTACTATTCTCCACCGCCGTTTTGGCTTTGTCTAGGCAGTCAGGGCAGAATAGCCTGACTTGTTGTTCTTTGTTTCTAACTGTGACTTTCCAAGTCATATGTGCTTCCCGAGTCTTTGGGAAGACCTTATCGCATGCACTGCAAGACTTGGGCAGTCTATCAAACATACCCACTTGGTTGCGGATCTTTTGTTGTTGGTCTTGGGCAAGCTTTTTTTCTTTCTTTTTCTTAGCTTCCCGCTTGAGCCTCTTCTTGTGCTTCTTGTCCGACATCGGAACTCCTTTTCTACTCTAGTAAGATACCACAGTAAAAATAGGAGTCAAGTGTTTTAGTCCAAATAAATATCAATAATAGAAAACAGACCTTCTAACTCTGAAGCCATAACTGTATCTTTCTCCATTAGAGCCTCAGTCAATACGGCAATATGTTCACGTTTATCTTCCAGCAGCTTTTCCGCAGAATGAAGAGCTTCTTCCATTATTTCTTTGACAGCATCATCAAACTCCTCTTTGGCAAGATCAGAGGTATCAGCACCTCGGTTGCCATAGCCTGAAGAGTTTCCAAAATAAACTGGTCCGACTGCACCCATTCCGTAGTCCTTGACCATTGTCTCTGCTATCTGCTTGGCCCTTAACAAGTCATTAGATACACCTGTGGTTGTGCCGTCATCTCCATAGAACATTCTTTCGGCAATGAAGCCACCTAGCAATACCTTTATTCTTGCTATGTTTTCTTTTTTGCTCCACGAAAGTCGATCTTCCTCTGGCATCTGAATAGTTACACCCAAAGCCCTTCCGTGAGGGATAATTGTAACCTTATGAAGTGGATCAGCTTCATCTAGGTAGTATGCCAGAATTGCATGACCAGCCTCGTGAATAGCAGTGGCTCGGCGTGAGGATTCTGTTAGCTTCATAGACTTTCTAGGTTTGCCCATAAGAATCTTATCTTTTGCAAGTTCGATATGCTGATTAGTGACAAGCTTTGAATCTTCCATTGCTGCAAGTATGCACGCTTCGTTTATTAAGTTAGCCAAGTCAGCACCTGAAAGACCTGATGTCGTTGCTGATAAAACTTCCAGATCTACATCCTCGGAAACAGGTGAGTTTGCAAAGTGAATCTTTAATATTTCTTTTCTTCCATTAGCATCTGGTAGTGGTACGGCGACCTTTCTATCAAATCGCCCTGGTCTTGTTAGAGCTTTGTCTAGGATCTCTATTCTATTAGTAGCAGCCAAAACAATGATGCCAGAGTTATCATCAAATCCATCCATCTCTACAAGTATCTGGTTTAGGGTCTGCTCTCTTTCGTCGTTTCCTGTTGATCCCTTGCCTCCTCTAGTTTTACCGATGGCATCTAGCTCATCAATAAAAACAATACAGGGAGCCAAGCTATAAGCCTGATCAAAAAGGTCTCGGACTCTTGATGCGCCGACGCCGACGAACATCTCAACAAATTCAGAACCAGAAGACACTAAGAAGGGCACTTGTGCTTCATTAGCAACGGCTTTGGCTAAAAGGGTCTTACCAGTCCCAGGAGGACCATAAAGCAGAACCCCCTTCGGTAACTTGCCACCTAAGCGTGTGAACTTTTGTGGCTTGCGAAGGAACTCAACTAACTCTTCGAGTTCTGACTTTGCCTCATCGCACCCAGCAACGTCATCAAAGTTGACACCGTCATCAGATGGTAAAATGACTCTTGCTTTAGAGTTTGAAAACTTATCCATTCGGCTGCCACCACTGGGGACATTCTTCAGTGCTTTTGATATAAAATAATAAAGCACAAAAATGATTAGTAGTGTAGGCACCCAGGATATTAATATAGTTGCCCATATTGATGGAGCCTTAGCTCCTTTGAACGAGAGTTCAATATTTTTGTTTTTAGATAGGCTATTGAGAGTTTCCTCTGATAAGGGTCCTACTGTTTTATATTTCTTTCCGTCGATATCTATCAACCAGCTATCCTGCTGGATGGTTATCTTTATTACTTTTCTACTTTCTTCCGCATCACCAACAATCTCTAAAGCTTTACTATAAGACAGGTTTGTTGGAAGAGTTTGCTGAGATATTCCGGCGGTTCCATACAGAGAAGCAACGGCTGCAAAGACTAAAAACCATATGATAAAACTTCTGTAGGATTGCTTAGAAAACATCGGAAAGGTACTCCAGAAAAGATCTAGAAACTTAAGTAACTAGTTTTTTCTTAGACCCTATAGAAAGTATTTTATTCCCTAGCAGATTTCAATCGGCTCTTGCTCTCGATATTTCATAACCCAATCTGGAATCTTGTCCTTGGGATATCGCAGCCTTGGCTTCGAAGCGTAGAACTTTCTGTATGATAGTACAGGATTGTCTGATTTGAATTCTTCTGGCATAGCCAGGCGTAGAGGAGTACATTCCTGCTGAGGAAATAAATCAGGGTCAAACATTTCTATAAGAGTCTGAAGAACTGCCAGGCACTTGTGTGTCTTGTTGAACCGATGCTCATACTCATCGATCATTGCTTGGCAATGTATAGCAAGATTAACAAAGTTGCTGGATGATTCGGCAGCCCACAAGCACGATGGGTGCTTTGGATTGAATGACCGATACGGTGCTTTCATCCCCTGCTCATTGAGTACTGTAGATAAAATCTGACAAGACTCTAAAATCATCTTGACAACTCGTAGATTGTCTTGAGAATGTGCTGACTTCTCCCAGTCGATTTGACCTGTCTCTAAGTCACCTTCAATAGCAAAAATATTCATACGTCCTCCACTAGTTTCAAATCTTTTTGATATATATATTCTTCTGTGTTCCGGTCATTGCACCACTGGACAAGTACGATCACAGGGTCGCCGTGGCGGCGGGCACGACGTGTAGCCTTGACCAAACCAACAAGTGGATTGGAAGTGTGATTATACTTGACCAGTTGACCTGGCTTGAACTTAGGTGTAATAGCCATCAGTTCTCCTCCGGTCCCAGTGTATCATGAGAACTCACAATGTCAAAACAATTATGAGCATTTACTAACATTTCTTCAAACCGCTCGCCAGTTGCTACCCATTGCATTTTTACATACCGACGGGGAGGATACCCATTGCTTGGCGTGGGTCCATCGTAAGCCTTATCAAGGACCAAAGCCAGCCTGCCATATTGATGACTACTACGCCCTCGTAAGAGAGTCCCAGGCTGCTGGACTTTCCACATCCTATCGTGCATAACTAACTACCTCCCAGTTCATCGGTATAAAAATAGTTCTGCGACCCGAGGGGAATAAAACATCGTGTGAAATATATGTTCCGTGCGGACGTTCTACCAGTATAGCAAGCTCACCATTTTGTTTAACGATATTATTCTTACGACAATGCTTCTTGATCCGCAGCAAGCTGCCGGCAGGAATATCTTCAGGGTTTGACCTGAGCCGTGAGTTGTAAGTTTCTCGTTCCATTACCACATCCTCTTCGTTAGGTTTTCTTCTTCAACAAAAAAAGTATTTCCATCGGGCTTCATTACTTTCCAATGGCGTCTATTAACGAGTTCCATCACAAGGAGCGGTGACTTGTTTTCAGCAAGATCAACAAACCACAATGTAGACCAAGCGGTGATGGCTGACTTTTTAATCCGAACTAAATCACCTGGCTTCATTCAACATCTCCAGAGATTGTAGATAGACGGCTCGGTTTGGGGGCATACCCTCTAAGTGAACGTAGACAACCTCGCCTTTGACCTCACGGGCTTTAAGTACAAGATATACTTTTTTGTTCCCTCGGTGCCGAACCAAATCACCTGGCTTCACTGACCACCTCCATATTATCTTCGTGGGCTAGAACATTTTGACCGTCGTTCATACGCTTGACAATCCAGTTGTACCCACGGCTTTGGCGAACAATCATACCCAAAGTTTTGTTGTAATGCTTATCAACATTGACTAGGGCACCGATACTAAATCTATTTATTGGCTTCACGATACAATCTCCATATTGCAGGCATAGTCTACGAAGTCTGGCGCACCATCAAAGCGCTGGCACCGATAGAAGAGATGCTCCTCTGCCCCTTCGTAATCCCGATCAAACTTACAGCCTGGAGATACCTCAACCACCAAAGCGAGCTTCTTAGTAAACTCAGCGGTGTCCGTGCTCCAACGGCAGTTGACTAACATACCGGGCTGGATGCGGCTCCGTTTCTGGATTGACTTGAGAAGTTCTTTGCCGTATAGCATCACTCTCTCCTATAACCAGTTAGAGTTTTCTACAAGGTGATCACCAACAACATCCAAGATGGCTTTAGCATCTTGAGGGTGCTCGCAGATAGCAGCACTCCAAAAGTCAATGGCAATCTTGCCCTGGGCGTTGAGAATATTTTCAATATGATCTTGAACTGACATCACTCTCTCCTTACATTAGTATATTACCATGAGGAGAGCACAGGTCAAGCTTTTTGGGAAATATATTTTATTTTGTTACCAAAAGAATTTCGGTGGCTTTTTTAGCCTCAAAGCCATCATCGACTTTCTTTCTTCTTCCTGCGGTATAAGTCACAGGGAACTTATGCATTGCAAACTCTGATGCGTTCTCTTCGAAAAAGCCGTCGCCAGCATCTCTGTTTGAGAGCCACCCTGTTCCACCGTGACCCTGGCAAACCTTCAACAAACTGATTACACGTTTCTGTTCGTCGTCATTGAAGTCAGTCTCGTACTGAGTGAAACTGTCTCGATAAGGAGGATCCATAAAGAGGAAAGTATCAGAGTTAATATATTCTTTTGTTGCTTCGAAGTCGTCACTGAGGATTGTACACTTCTGTAAGGCGGTGTGCCACCACTCAACGACTTCTTTATCATAGACTTTATCTTTTTGATTCAGTAAGCCAGCAGGAGTACCAAAGCGACCGTTGGTATTTTTGTTTTCTTGCCACAAGCCATTAAAGCCTGTTTTCATCAAGAAATATAAAACAGCAGCCTCTTTCGTTGCGCCCCAGTCCTGATATTCGTAGGCATGCTTCTGCCGAAGATTGAAATAGAAGTATCGGCGGCACGGGCGGAGGCGATACAACTTATCCCAATTCTTTTCGTGCTCATTTTCAAATGACTTGTCAGTCTCACCCTTAGGGAGTGATAAATACTCTTTTGATAGAATATCCATAACTTTGGTGAAGTTATCACAGTCATCTTTAATAGCAGTGTAAATGTTCATAATCCCAGAGTTGATATCATTAATAATAAACTCAGCATCAGGATTCTGCTGGTACGCCCAGATAAACATTGCACCACCGCCAAAGAAAGGCTCAACATATCGATCGAAGGATACGCCCTCAAGCAAGTCAGCATACTTCTTCAGCATACGGGTCTTACCGCCAGCCCACATATAAAGAGGTTTAGTCATATTGTTTTATCTCGCCTTCAATGAACTCAACAATATTATCTCTAATCTCTTCAAATGTAAAGCCCTCTTCATCAAGAAAGCAAGATGGACCGTCTGAGCGGAAAGTATTATATTGTCCTCTGTGTGCTGCATGCAGTATGACGTGAATCGGGTTGCCGTAGCGGACACCCTCGCCAATAGCATAAGTCACTAGCGGGCAGCGATCATTGATTTCCTTAATCAAGAAATAGTTCTTATACCAACGCTCAATCGCATTTCCACGAGGTCCCTGCTTTTTGGCTTCAAATGCAGCGATTAGCTTATCTTGATAATACCAGACACCACCATCGGGAGAACAAGCACCAAAGCCAGTTGGCAATGAATCTTTGTCTACCTTATTGTGGCGTGCGATCCCAGGGTACCTTTCTTGAAGAATTTTCTCTGCTTCCTTTGAAGCTAAGCGGACAACCTTGTCGTGCTTTAGTGACTGACTATCCCATGCCGTGGTTCCAGGTTGAATTCCTCCAGCCATTCTATTCTCCTCTGCTAACCTTTGATATAACTTCTAAATGATGAACGGAATAATATTCAGTATCCGGCGATTCAAGCCAGTCAACAAGGACACAAGTTGTGCCGTGATTCTTTACTTCTGGAAGGGACATAACAAGTCCCACTGGGTTCCAACCTTTGTGGAGTTTAGGATCCCAGTCTGAGATTCTTACTAGATCACCGATTTGCATTCAATACCCTGTCTACCCGCCAAGAACTACAAGACCCTGTGCTAGAGTCATCACAGTAAAAAATCTTGACACGAGGTGGTGGTAGCGGCTCAGTGTCCCAAGCTTGAGTACTGTAACCGCTAACTTTCATAATAATAGCCATGTGACCAGACTTCATACTTACCAAGTCACCAACCTGAAGGTTGTGTCGCCAAGGGCTAACTTTTCTACTCATCAATGACCTCTACTGAAAAGTTATCATCGTTGATAGTGGAAACCCAGCGCATGTTGATAGACTGAGTAGCCTGCAATAACATAAATGGACCAGGGGCTTTTGTCTTAAAAGCTACCGTGGGGTTCATCCGAATAACTTCCCAAGTGTCGCCCTGTTCCCGAACACGGTTTTTACCGTGCTGGGTAATCCCTGTGAGTCTTACTTTTTTACCGACTTGCATCATACTCTCCTTACATTAATATATTACCACAGGCGAACAGTATGTCAAGTCTTTGTGCAATTGCTTGCTACCTTTTGGAGCCTTTTTATTCCTTCTTTGATAATCTCAATATCGGGACCATAAGAAAATCTCAGGTGCTGGTCAAAACGTGAAGATGACTTGCCCCGACGCTTGCCTGGATTCACATCGAAGAACTCACCAGGAACGACAATGACCTGCTCTTCGAGAGCGGCTCGGAAGAACTTCATACCGTTATTGATTCCTTCTGGCAATGCTGACACATTCCCCCAGGCATAGAAAGCTCCATCAGGTTCACGCTCAAAGGTCACGCCGATCTTCTGTAGACCGTCTAACATTATTCTTCTTTTTTCCCTGAAGTTTGCTTTGAGGGCAGCAGTCTCCTGCTTCATCTTGGCTGGCTCCAACAATGGGACGATGGCTCGTTGGGCTGGACGGCAAGCACCGCCGTCAAGAAAGCTGCCCGCACTGGTGACGCTCTCAATGACATGCTCGGGTCCGACGATCCAAGAAATACGCCAGCCAGGATAACGCCAGTTTTTGGTCGCACCATCTAGGATGACCACTGGGTCCTCGTTCACATCTTTAACATATTTGGCGGCGCTGAGTGTCTCGTCTAAACGCAACCCAGAATAAACATAAGAGCTATAGAACTCATCCATCAACATGTAGCAGTCAAACTCACGACCGATCTTCACCCAATCACGCAGGGCAGAGCCTTTAATAGTTTTGCCAGTGGGATTACAAGGGTTAGAAACCAGTACGGCTCCCAAGCCTCGTCCGTGGACCTCTCTTTTAAGGTCCTCTGTTGTGAAAGCATAACCCTTCTCAGGATCAAGCAGAATCGGAATGGGATTGAAGCGATTAAATGTAGAAAGCAGTTCTTCGTAGGCAGTGTAATCTGGAACAAAGTGTCCAAGATTAATATTCCCCAAGGAAGCAGCCAGTCTTGCTAAGGCGAGCCTACCGCCTGATACGACAGAAACGTTTTTGGCTGTATATTTTGATTTCTTGTTCTTGCGGAAAGTTTCATTATAATAATTTGCTATTGCTTCCCGTAATTCAGGGAGTCCCGAAACAGGGGCGTATTCGTTGTCAGCATCGACTACTGGAATGTTGTGTATTCTCTCTACGCCGCCTTCAATGAAATCAGTTTGTGGTTGACCTTGACCAAAGTTTACCCAATCTGGATTACCTCTGTAAAAACCTAGTTTGGATGCCTCTTGTACAACGTATACCACCCCTGTTCTGGGGACTTGCCTGAATGTGTCGTTAGCCATTCTACGCTCCCTTGGTAAAGTCCAAGAGTAAGTAGTTTTCAGCTTAGGCTATCGGTCGCCTGTTGATCCCAAAGCGCCGTCACCACGGGTGGTATCCTCATCATAAATGTGATCAGCTTCAACCAATCGCACGTCAGTCTCAACTTTTACAAAGACAGCTTGAGCGATTTTATCGCCTTCGTGAAGTGTTTGGTTACGGTGAGTCACATTATGAAGATTTACAAAAATCTCGCCCGTATACCCTCGATCAACAACACAGGCTCCCACGATCAGTCCACGCTTTGATGCGATACCAGACTTATTTTTAATCTCTAGCATGTAACCTTCGGGCACCTCAATCTTTAGACCAGTTGGAATGACTGATGACCCAAAAGGAAGTACCGTCTCGATCTGAGAATCAAGTTCGGGTTTAGGTGCGGGACAAAAAAACAAGTCCATCCCCGCATCAGTCTTGTGAGCCCTTGCAGGCATTTTAGCATTAGTGTGAACTTTTTGTACTCTTACTCTCATTTTATTCTCTTCTTTTTCGTCCTCATGATCTGGACATATAGGTTTTAGATTGCAACCGCAGTTGTAACAGTTTTCTTCGTCTTTTATTATTTCTTTTCCATCAATCAATTTCAAAATCCCTTGAGTTGAATATTTCTTTCTCTACTCTGCTGAAGTTGTCACTCTGCCACTCATACACGCCGTCCCAGAGAACCTCATAGTATTCATCCTCATCCTCAACGTTGACATCAGGGTTCATTTCGCCAATGACCTTTCTAAGCTGGACGTCGTCTTTGTAGTCCTCATCCCACATATCAACGCCGTCAAACACCATCCATCCAGCAAAGTTTGGACCCTCGTCTTCGTAGGAAGCAGTCATTAGAAGTTCTGGGTCTACTTCTCCTAGTTGTTCAGCAAGCCAATAAAGTGCTTGTTCAGGTGCAGCCCAAGCACTTTTGCCAAAAAAGCCATACTCATCATACTCTTCGAGATAACACCACTTTGAGCCGATATTATCTGTATTCCAAGTACGAGTACAAGTCTCTTCGTATGTTGGAGACCCCTCTTCGCCATCAACATACATATCACTGAAGTTGCAGTCATCAGTCCTGAAGCGTTTGTACATCTCCTGAAGCTTTGCCGCTGCTTCTTTGTTAATTTGTTCAAACGATACTCTAAACGAAACATTATTAGCCATTTTATTCTCCTAAAGGCGCTAAAAATTTAGGGTTCATCTTGAAAGTCTTTGTTTCAAACTGAACCAGACACTCATCTTTATCTATTTCCAATATTACACCTTCTCTGTCGCACAAAGAAAGCAGTTCCCACACAAGACACCTGACTTTATCTCCAGGTTGAAGAGGATCTGTCAAGTCAACCTCCTAAAGCTTCTCTTAATTGAGCGAGTGCTGAATCCCCACTTGTCGTTATATTCTAAGTTAGCAACGTACACTTTGTTAAGAGAAATTCTATCATTTTCTTTCACCCCCCAACAACGGATGCGAGCGTCATGTGAGTTGCTGTCGGTGGTATGGATAATCCAGTACTCTTTGCCGTTCTTGGTCTTCTTTATTTTTACTTCCCTCGGAATGAACCAGACCAGTTGTAGATCAGGGTCGTACTCGCTGATAGGAGGACAGCCACGGGTCATCAAGTTGTCTTGGATTTCCTGTGGCATAATCTCGTGGATGGGGAAGATGCCCGTGAGTGAAGCAAAATGCTCAATCTTTTCCTCCTCCGAAAAATCGCCCTCGGGAGAATACATCTCAATATTTTCCAGCAGGTTCTTTTCTTTGCGGGGACGGTCAACAGCGATCGCAGACCAGAAATGACGGAGACCTGTAAACCGATCGTCCATAAGCTCTGTTAAGGATTGGCTACGGACCAATACATCAAGAGCTTTCTTATTAAGCTTAGAATAAACGATGTTCTCGTTGAACAAAAAGTTCTCTATACTCTCAAAGGGTCTATTGTCGATGATCTGGTCAATCGCACTATCCCCAAGTCCCTTGATGCCAGCGAGAGGCTGAATAAGAGTCTTGCAGTCATCACTAATTTCCCAAACACGACCAGACTTATTGATACTAGGAGGAACAATATCAAAACCAAAAGACTTGGCTGTGTTGATTGCCTGAGCCTTGCGATCTTCTGGCTCCTTGTCTAGGAACGCAGCCATCCACTCTGCTGGGTAATAGTAGCTCAACCAAGCACATTGGAAGGATACCGCTCCGTAGGATACAGCGTGCGATAGATTGAAGCCATAGCCTGAGAAGTATTCCATCTTTGCCCAGAGGTTTTTGGCTACTTCTTCAGATAGTCCGTGACTATTGCAGCCCTTTACAAACTTATTATAAAGTTTGGTCTTAACACTATCTTTTCCTGTTCCCTTTTTCGTCAGGACCTTGCGGAGCAGGTTGCCCTCGTCCAGAGAAAGGTTGTCACCCAGCTTGTGAGCGAGCATAGCCAACTGTTCTTGGAAGACCAGCAAGCCGTATGTATCTCCGAGCACTTCTTTGATGATTGGGTGCTCGTAGTGTACTTGGCTAGGATTGTTCTTGTTTGCGACATACAGGTTGTGAGCCTTGGCGCTAAGTGGTCCAGGGCGGAAGATAGCCGTGACTGCTGCGAAGTCCAAAAGAGACTCAGGCTGTGCTTGTTGGCAAAAGTTTTGCGCTCCGCCGTTGGTCATCTGGAAGATGCCTGCCCACTTGCCTTTGTGGAATACCTCTCGCCAGACTTCTTGGTTATCAAAATCAATCACGTCTGGGTGTAGGTTTTTATTATAGTATTCCTTCACCTGAGCAAATGTAGGATCTTCGATGCCGTGATGGCGCTTGAGGATGTGACGAACCGCACCTGAAATCATACGCAGGGTTGACAAGCCGAGCAAGTCAAACTTAATGAAGCCGAGAGGTTCCAAGTGCCGAACGTTTTGACCTTCACTCCAAGGCGTCTGAATGACACCACCAGAGTTAATCAGCGGCATATGTCGATCAAGATTCTCGGCGACCAGAACACCACCAGCATGCCGTGAAATACTGCGCATATTACCGAACAAGTTGTCAACGTGAGTAGCAATATGTGGGTACTTCTGGAAGAAGTCTTGAAGCGTTTCACTATACTCCTTGACCTCATCAAAAGTAGGTGTATAGACTCCAGCCGTTTGACCACGAGCCTTCTTAGCTAGTGGGGTTGCCTCGTTCATCATCACACTGGTTACCTTGTTGACCTCTGTGAAGGGAACTCCATAGAACTTCCCAATATCCTTGATTAGTGATCGCAGTTGAAGCGTGTTGAAGTTACTGATTGGAACAACAGTGGTCTGCCCCCATTCATCGGCGAGTTGTTGTTTCAGGAGCATAGGCTCTTCAACGTCGTAATCAATGTCAGGATAACCAGCACCACCCTTGGTCAAGAAGCGCTCGAACTGAAGATTATATTTGATTGGATCAATTTGTGTGATATCTAGAACATATGCAAGCAATGAACCTGCTGCCGAGCCTCGACCAAGACCAACAAGCATTTGCTCCTGAGCCTTGTCTGAAATAGCCTTCATCGTCAGGAAGTATTGAGCGAACCCACGCTCCTTGATGATGTTGAGTTCATATTTGAGACGATCCACGTATTCGGAGTCGGTGAGACCTTTATTCTTTAATCCCTTCAAAGCATCACCAGTTAGAGCCTGGATGGCTGTCTTGCCCTCAGGAACCACAAACTCTGGGAGTCGGACTTCGCTATCTGGAATAAAATCCTCAATCAGGTCAAAAGCGATGTGATGAGTTCGCTCAATACTATCTCGAACAAAATGATCTTCATACTCAATCTTTGATCGCTTGGAATACTTTTTGTAGGCTTCCCACATCTGATCGCCGTTGCGGGGATACAACTCGTAGCCGATCTCTTCTACAGATTCTGGCAACTTATTCGCATCTTCATCGCCATAAGGCGCTTTTCCGCCCCAGCCGATGCGCTTGTACATCTCTCGATCTTTCCAAAGTTCTGGTCGGGGATAGTGACTGTCAGAAGTGCTGATGACCTCAACACCCATCTCCATACAAGCCTGAATAATAAGGTTATTACCCTCGTGCTGCTCGGGAATATCATTCCATTGAATCTCGCCGTAAAACCTGTCGCCGAAGATCTCTTTGAATTGAGCAATCGTGTTTCGCATTGCCGAAAGTACATGATCTGAACCGTCGTTTCGATGTTTCCAAAAATCACCGAACAAGGGACCGGACAAACAAGCAGTACTGATGATGAGACCCTCATTGTACTTATCAAGCATCTCAAAATCCATACGTGGATAGCGATAAAAGTTCTCTGGTCGATAACTATCTGAAACCAACTGAAACAGATTGTTTAGACCTGTCTGGTTTTGAGCTAGCATTACAAGGTGGCGGCGATCATTGAGGGGATTGCGCTTCAGCTTGCGGTCCTCAGTCTCAACAACCATTCCGTATTCTTCTTTTTTCTGCCTTTTTTGATTAGCCTTGTGTTCTTCATACATTTGCCGCCACTTACGATGGGACTTGATGAAGTAAGACTCACATCCGTAGATTGCCTTGAACTCTTTACCGTCTGCCCGCATTTTCTTCAAGTGTTCGATCTGGAATGACAGTCCATTCATATGTCCGTGATCTGTGAGAGCGTGTGCATTCATTCCATTTTCATATACAAAGTCCATATGCTCACCAGGCATCCCTAGACCGTCAAACGGAGAGAGACCAGAGTGAGCGTGCAAGCCCACAAAAGGGATCTTGCTTTCAATACGCTGAGACATACACAACCTTTCTGTTTTCGTGCAGATTCATTATAGACTATTTCTGAGATTATTCAAGCATTCGGATTAAAAAAATGAGCGAGGCACCATCTCCCCGCTCAGCCACCTGCCGTAACAGGGTTCTCCATTAGGATATATAGTATCATTCGCACATAGAAGAAAAATATGGATAATCATTCAAGAGCTTGTTTTCTAAATTGACAATATATTCAGGAAGTTCTACCTCAAGTTTATTATCCAACAGATTAGCTAACAAAGTCTGATATCCTCTTATATTTGCGGTATTATGGATAGAAAATCTTCTTAGAACCTTGAAGCTGGTTTTTGTATACTCTTCTAAATCGTCTCGCTCCTCGTGAAGAAAAGCTTGACGTATTTTCTTAGCAGCGTCTGTTAGATCTGCCCTTCTGTAATAATATCCTAGTTCTGGCATAAACTCTGAGTTATGAACCACTGGCAAACCCAAATAAGCGCACTCAAGTAATGTATAATTTAGTCCATTTTCAAAGTGGTGATGGAACATCATTTTGTGATCTTTTGTTATTGTTGGTAAGGCATATCGATCGACAAAAGAAACTTTCTTATCTTTTGTTATGTCAAATGTCGATAAATAAGAAGCCAGTTTCTTATTGTGTAATACTGGTTGTCTGCTATTAAGAAGGGACAGCTTACCGAAAGACTCTTTATCTTGACAATAAGCTATGTCACTGGCCAACAAAGGGAATAAAGATGTCTTGAGCACATTGACGTTTGGCTCGGTGCAAAAAATGTTTCTATTTGCGGGGTGATTTTTTTCAAAACGCCTTGATTGATCCTTGTAATCTGGATGTTGATCGTACTTTAGATCTAGAAGCTGAGGGTCCCAAATATACGGGCAGATAAAAGAGTCCTTTGCTTTGTATCTGTGTTTGATATAATCCTTTTGCCAAGCAAAATGAGGAGAGATCCAAGTTGCATCAACCTTGCCATCTTCTCTGTAGAGAGATCGATTGGCATAGTTTTGGTGTTTTTCAGTTGGGGGCAAAAGGTGACCAAAACACATTGTCTCCTGATCCATAACATAGCGATTACCATAGATAGCAGTCGCCATTTTGACACCTCTTTTACGAAACGACTGCAAATATGAATCAGGCAAAACCTGACTTACAAAAACTAGGGCGTCTAGATGATATTTCTCTTTAAACAAGTCTAAACAATAAGCAGGCTCACCAAAAATCTCTGATTGATCGGGTGGTGGCTCGCCTTTAACCTTTGCTGGACTGTATATTAGCAGCGGGTTTACTTTCGGCACCGCCTTGAACAACTTATACAAGTAGAAAGCATTTTGATGAAGACCATTATTGAAGTAACCATTTGGGTCAAAACTTGTAACTATTCCAACAATTATTTCTCTACTCATTTGATGCCCCTCTTTGTCTATATAACTAGTTCTGAGCGGTTCTTAGTTTTCTTTATTTTCTCCCTCTGGGGGATTACCGTAAACATCTTTGTGACCGTCTTGATAAGTGATTATTGTCTGATTAGCTGGATGTGGTTCGATATGAACCTTTACAAAGTCGCTCATACTATCAAAAATAGCGATACCTCCACGGGGTGGTGGATAAAGCCAGTGGACAACGCATTGACCTGTTGCCATTACAACACCCTCAATGACAACTCCTTCGCCAGACACGCCTGTTTCGTCTTGTTGTCGAAAAACTGTAAAACTTGTAATCCCTCGGGGAGCTAGTTTTGATGGTGGCTTTGGAATCAAATCATCAGTTACTTCTTCCAAAACCTTTTCTTCATCGCTCATTTGTATATTCTCCATATGAATCTGCCACTTGCTGTAGCCAAGCACCACTCACAAGCCTGATTTCGTCCGATCGATAAATAAGTCGATACTTGTTTTCGCCGCATAACTTGCTGCGGAAGGCTGATTGAGCTTCGTATGTATCATCTTCAAAGAAATCGATCTCAAAATAAGACCAACCATCAGTGCCTTTTACTTTGCGTCGAATTGCACCAAACCTCAACAAGTTGTTATGATAGTTCATAACAAGCGAGCCTTCGGTCATTTCTAGATTTTCTTCAGGGTACTTCATCGCTTACCTTTCTATTCGCCCTCTAGGAGAGCCTGTTCCTCTTCAGATGTCCTTGTGATTTCGATTGGACGAAACCAGGCAACAACATCAAACCTGTTTGTAGAGTAAAATATTCCATCATAATCTTCACGAATGTCTTCTAATAGTGTATTCCATTCTTCGCCTTTCCTTAAGCCATAAATTGGATGCCTGTTTTTCTCTATGTATCCCTCGGGATCATTTTTAAAATCATACACCCTAGAAGCTGGTATGTCAACCTTAAAAAGGGGAACACCCCTCCTAAAAAACACTTCTCGCTGTTTTGGATCAAGGTAGAAAAATAGTCGTGGCGTCTGAGCAACCTCAAACTCCCTAGTAGAGTGATAGCTCTTTTTGTACTCAGGATCCAAAAGAATTGACGGCTGATCATTTTTAGTATAATGATATAAGGTTATTATACCGTCTTTTTCATAGTCGTTCTTTTGTCCCTCAAACAAAAATGTTCGAAAACTGTTAAATATCTTTTTCATATTTCCTTTTTCAACTCCTCTAGTCTGATCTTTAAAATCTGAGAGTGGTGCCAGCGTGACTTTTCTGTTCTCGACTGATCATAAGACTTATCTATCCTTTCAATTATCTCTTCGACCAACGAGAGCGGAACTTTTATATATCTCTCTTGGTTAGACACTATTTTATCTTCCTGAGGATAACATCTGGGCGACCGTAACGGTACTGATTTACTTTGTTTGCGGGATTGATCTCAATATCATAGTTGTCTTCTGCTTTTATTTTAACCTGACGATCTACATTTGCCATATCATCGATTTGTGTAGCATATATACTGGTCCGAGGATTGAAGATGTCTACTGTTTCGTAATTCCAGCCCTTTGGCTTGTATTGCTCTTCCCATTGATAAACTTCATAGACATCCGTAAAGCCATATTTTCTGTACAAACCACTCAAGAATCCATCAAAGTGATCAAGGCGACGACCACCGACTTCCTTAGCTTTACGCATAAATTCAGAACCCAAACCCTTTAGCGGAGAGTTATTATGAACACTTACAATATCATCACCATCTTTAATAGCAAATCCAGCATCATTTCCCTGAATAAGGTACAAGTCCATCATTGCAAGATCAGATTCTGAGTAGTAGGTCAGGAAACCGGACCTCTTACCGCCATAGAGAGAGTTTATAAATCTCTTAATGACTGCCTCATTGGGTTCGCTTGCGAGTGAAAAATCATACTCATAAGATTGTTCTGACTCGACAACTGTGTCATCTGCAAAAACACTCATTGCAGACATAGTGTTTGATGCTGCCTCGTGGAACTCTTCTGGTGTTGTTTGTTCTAGTAAGAACTTCTTCCATTCGCTTATAATGTTTTTCATCTAATCATTCTACACAGATCAGGTGATTCTCTCCAATAAAAGTATATGTTTTTCCTTTTACTGTGACTTCTTCTCTGCCGAAAGCGTGAATAATCACGGTCTTGCCAGTCAGGTCATTAGTACAATCACTAGCACAAGAGACAACCTTAGCCACTAAGAAGTCTTCAACTTTCTCTTCTACTGGTACAAAGAATGTTCCCTGTTGTGGTTCCTCCTCGATAGTTTCTATAAGTAGTCTGCGATTTAAAGGTTTCAACTTTATGCTCCTTTCCGGTGTGTATTATATCTTATTTTATGTTTCCGTTTAAGTGATTTCACAAGCACCGCCAGCACAAGCAGCTTGATCTTTAAGGTCTGTGTTATCTTCCGTCTCTTCGATTTGAGTCAGGTCAACACCCTTGAGAGTATTGAGCATTGTCTCATAGTGTTCTCGGGTACAGTCTTCAAAAGGAGCCTGCTGGTAAGAACCACCATCATAGGGAAGAACTGAAAGCCCATTGTAGGTATTTCGATTGTCCCACATCCACTCTCCAGCATCTACCCACTCGTTCTCACGCAATGAAATAGTCGCTGAGACGTTGTGTCCGTTTTGACCTGAGCGGTGACCTGCCTTGACCCACTCGCTAGTGATTTTCTTTACTCTCCGCAAAAGCTGGAAAGCGCTTTCGGTGCGGAAGATAGAGCCTTCAGGTGCCATCTGCGGAACCGAGATTACGGCTGTATCGTGTGGACGGAAGTACTCGTCTTCTACTAGTTCTGGGTGATGGATGGCAAGGTGCCAGTAGATTGGTTCATTCTTGCCAACACGGATACGACGAATGTAATAGTCGTTGTGCCAAGCGTGAATACCGCTGGATGTGCCAAGTGCCAAGCTGGTTGTTCCTGCTGGTTTGACGCAGGTTGTGCGAGCAGCCTTATTGATGCCGATCAACTGAGCGACACGGGCGTTTTCTTCCTTGACAACATGGGCAGCGGCGGTCAAGTCAATGTCATCCTGTAATACACGACCTGAAGCAATACCCGTCATCGATACACCAATAAGAGCGTCTTTCTCTGTGGTTCGTTGCCAGACTGGTCGGAGATAATGGAAGTCCGTATACCCTGCTTGCAGCGTGCCGATGAAAGCAGCAGCACGAACACGATCCTCAAGGTCTCGCTGATCCTTAATGTTGCTGACATTTACTTCTGTAAGGTTACAGAACTGGAATGGTCGTAGTCCAATCTCACAGCATGGGTTGGTTCCCCAGTCCTTGTCGTTGGATAGGTAGATGCCAGGCTCTCCAGCATTGGATGCTTCGACTCGTTTCCATAAGTCTAGGAAGAATTCTTTTGTTACTCTGTGCCGCAAAAGTACAGCAGAGTTGTTAGCTCGTCCACGCTGTGGGTTGGTCTCCCACCAGTTGCCAGACTTGCAAGCAATCATCTCATTGTCACTTGCGGAGAACAAAGAAATAAGAGCAGCACGACGGATACCCCCAGCCAGCACAGCATCAGCAATGTGGCAGACGATGTCGTGAACCTCAATTGCGGACAGACGCTGACCGTCCTCCTTCTCAGCAAGAACACCCTCGACCTTAACAAGACACTCCCTGAGAGGTTGTGGTCCTGGGGCTTTACCGCCAGAAGTTACAAGTCGAGCACCCTTAGGGCGAATATCACTAAAATCAAATCGTAGCTTCGAGCCACCAAAGAAGTAGCTGCGGATAAGATATTTGACTGCATCAGCCCACCCTTCAATACTATCATTGATCAAATACCTCCTTGATCGGTTTGGATTTGGTTTTCTGATTTCTGGTAGTTCATCAACGTGATGCTGTTGAACAGAGTAGCCGACACCTGTTCCGCCAAGCAACAAGAACATAATCTCACCGAAAACACGCCAGTCATCAACTGGGGCGTATGCACAGTTGAACACACGGTTTGGAGAGATTTCAATAGGTTTCCCTGCGAACTGCATTGAGCGCATAGAGGGCAAGACCTTCTTGTCAAACACGTTCTTATATGTTTCTACGATCTCACCCTTTAGTTCTGGGTACTTCTTAATGTGCATCTCAAGATTTCGAGTCACCAGTTCATCCCAGGTTTCTCGCCTTTGCTTTTCAGGCAAGTATCGAGCATATTTCATATATACCGTAATATCTGATAGAATCTGTGTTGATAGTTCTGTGTTACTCATGCTGTTTGTTTTCCTTGTTCTTGAGTGTTAACATTACCTAAAGCTTGCTTTTTAGCTAGCTGCTTTTTTCTTTTCTCTTCCTTGAACTTTTTGTATTTTTGCCGTAAGTGCTCATCTTGCTCTGCTTTAGTTTTCATCACTACTGCGTCAATTGATGAGTCTTCATCGGGTGGATTTACCCGAAGATGAACCTTTGCTGTGTCAATCTCCATTGGGAAAACAATGCCGTCAATCCCATTGCGATTTTTGGCGACAAACATACGTCCTTTGTTCTCAGTCTTGTCTTCCATTGTGCGGGAGATGGAACAAATAAAATCGGCTACAAAGCACTTGTTAAATGCTTCACTGATCGCTTCCATAGTGATAACCTCGGCGTTCAGTCCACTGCGATTTGTCTGGGAAGCTGTCCACACTGGAATATCCCAAGTCTGAGCAATGCCTCGTAACTCTTCGTATGTGTTGCCTAAGCTGTGGCGCAGTTCTTGGGATTTAAATCCTGTTGCGGTTGGCTTCAAAAGATCTGCGTAGTCCACAATGATCATATCAGGCTCGATGCCCTTTTGTCGTAGCTTTTCTAAATGAACATTGATAGTTCGAGTTGTTGCTGACTTGGTAGGATATTCTTTAATTATAAGTTGCCCTGGGATATGCTCAATGACTCCTAGGATTGATTCCTTCATTGACATCAAATCTTGAAGCCTAATACCCGTGATACAGGAGTCATAACGCTGTCCAACTACAGTATCTGCAAGCTCCAGGGTATAGTGAACTACAGTCTTCCCTTTTACAACTGCCATAGCCCCAAGGTGGGCAAGCGCCATAGACTTTCCAGCACCTGTTGGAGCAACTACAACGCCGAGTTCCCTCTTCCCTAAGCCGCCCTTAGTTATATTATCAATTTCATCCCAAGATGTCGATATCGGGTTTCGCATCTTAATCTCAAAGCGGTCAAGGACGTCCTTGTGGTAGTCGTGACCGTGGTTATTATCAGCGCCAAGATTCATGGCATCATTAATGACTTTCTGAATCTGCTCAAAACTCTGACTCTGAAGAAGTCCTACGGACTTTAGAATCGCCTCCTTGAGCTTCTGCTTCTTGCAGAAATCTAAGGATTTTTCCATAACATATTCTTGATCTTCGTCGCCGATGGCATTGCTTTTAATGCGAGCTAAAAAATCAACAACCTGCTTTATGATACTACTTGAGTAGTCATCAGTCTGGGTTCGAACGACCGAAACCATAGCTTCATATGTTGGGTGTGGGTAGTCTCTCTTGTGCTGAAACATCAAGTCAACAAAGACCTGAAGGTATTTTAGTTCTAGATAACTTGTATCAAGAACCTCTTCCATTTGGTTTGCAAAGTTGCGGTCGAAGAGAATAGTTTTCACCAGCTTTTCTTGGAATGTTTTCCCAAATTTGCTGAATGTTTCGACTGCTTGTTGTTCCGTCATTAGAAACCTCTTTTACTGTTCTTCATTATGTCCCAAAAATATAGAACTGTCTAGTCTAATCTCATACTTTTTTATGAGAGTTTAGCATTAGCATAAGTTCATCAATATTGAGGGTTCCAATACCGTCTTTAAGGAGCATTTTTCTAATTTCAGAGCGATTTAGAACAACCCCGTCGTTCTGAATCGCATATTTGAGCTTTTGCACTCCTTGAGTCGATATGGTAGAGGTATATAGCTGCATAATTTCGTAATTCGATGCGATTATTTCTTCACTGTCTAGAACATTCTGATAAGCCTTGATTTTAGAATTATTATTTTTTGCGTGAGTCAAAATGTCTTTCAAGTTATAGTCTTTATTTTCTGAAAGGAAGGAAAATCTTTTGGCTACGGTTGCCAAACCAAGACCTTTCACACCGTCTATATTATCTGATTTATCACCAGTGATTGCTCTTGCCCAGGCAAAGTTTCTTGGGTGAATCTGGTATTGTTCCAAAACTTTATTTTGATTCAGAACTTCTTCATTTTTTCCTGGTCGTACAAGAACTGTCTTATCGTCACAAAGTTGAATGAAGTCCCTATCGTTCGAGATGATTAGTTTTTGCCATTCATCATACTCACCCGAGTGACACAACCAGGCTATAATATCATCTGCTTCAACGTTTTCCAAAGAAAGCTGAAGCACTGGCAGGTGCTCTATATATTCTGTTAGTCGCACCAGTTGGGCATACTTATTTTCTTTCTCTTCCTCTGGAGAGTTGAATTCATAGGCACGATTCAAGCGAGGGGCTTTGCGACCGACTTTATAGTTTTTATTCTTTTCTCTGCGCTTCTGAGACCCCCCTGGACCCTCCCAGGCAATAGCAACACGATCAGGCTTAGCTCTGCGGACCTCTTTCTGAAGAGACCTCATAAAACCTGTCAAGCCGCCAATTGGCTTTCCATTGGCATCTAGTTGCGGGGACATTACATAGTTTCTGATAAACAAGTTCATGCCATCGATAATCAACAACCTCTTCATTTCTTCTCTCCGTTAAACTCTATTGTTCCTGTGCCACACTCTGTCGTAAATATCGCCTTTTTCAAGCCATATTTGCTGATCATTTCTTGACACATCTCGCAGGGACTAGACATCCCAGGTTTCTGATTTCTGCCTTTACGAGCCACATAAATGGTCGCACCTTTTAGATGCTTTTTATTCTTTACCTTCAGAATTGCATCCATTTCAGCATGCACAGTCTTAGTGAAGGCTTCGCCGTCTTCTTCAACACCAACGGATTGGGGGTGAGTCTTATTTCTGTTTCGCCCTATTGACAATACACGCCCGGCTTTTACAACAACAGCAGCGTGTCTGTGCTGAATATCTTGGTCATATTCTTCTCCGTCAATACGGCGGAGAGCCAACTTGAGAAACTTATTGCGAATTGTATTACTCGGGTCAGACTCCATGTTGATACCTATTTCTTGCCTATTCGGTATTCATCTTCAAGAATATCAAGAACCCTGGATCGAAACTTCTTATCTTCCAAAAGTGACAAAAACTCTTTGGCTTGAAACTTTTTATCTTCACCATCGACACTGATAGTATACCAGGCACCGCTGCGAACACACCCAGGAGTATTGGCGATTGCACTGAGCCATGAGCCCTCATCATCTACGCCAACTCGATCATTCTCAAGATCGAACAATACATCAAACTCACAAGATCGTGGAGATGGACCAAACCTAGACTTTATAGTCTTAGCACTGGTATGAAAACCAATTACTTGCTTTTTACTATTTAGGATCTGCCCGTTAGCCTTCCCTTTGTGCTGGGTTAGCCAGATACGGGTGGAGGCGTGATATGGCAATGCTTTACCACCTGGCTCTACTCGGTTGTCGCCGAACATCACGCCGATGTTGGTTTTCAACTGATTAGTAAAGACCATAGCGATCTGCTCTTTGCCAAGCGTCTCTGTAACTTTTCGCATCCCTTTGGCTAGTGCTTTGGCTGTCAAACCGATACGGCTGTTAGGATCATAATCACCCTCAACCTCGGCTTTGACTGGCGTGCCAGCAACACTGTCCCAAACAATGCAAACAAGCTTCTCAGGTGCCTTTTCACGGATCAAACCAATCAGTCGCTCGATGTTTTCAAACACCTCTTCAATGGTTCCTGGCTGAACATAGATAAAGTTGTTCTTTGTGTCAAGTCCCAACTGCTCCATAAAATCTGGGGAGGCAGCGTTCTCGGTGTCAATGTAGACAGCAAGCCCACCCATCTTTTGAGTATTGGCTAGGATTTGCGTTACTAAAAGACTTTTACCACTTGCAGATTCACCAGCAATAGTGGTGAGCTTGCCTACTGGGATGCCACCTTGGCGGCGGTTGGAAATAATATAATCTAGTAAAGTTGAACCTGTTGATATCCAAGTCTTTACGTCTGTTGGGTTATCCCCGTGTAAGTCGAAAGCAATATTTTCTTTTGCTGCCTTGTTAAGCTCGCTTCGAAGAGCACTAGCAAGGGTGTTTTTTTCTTTAGCCATTTTATCTCCAAAAGTGGAGAGGCACCTGTAACCCCGTGCCTCCCTGCGGGTGTCGGTCAACTACGACAGTAAATCATCAAACGCTGACTCAATGTCACTGACACCTTCGAGATTGTTACCAGTTTTGGTAGCCTCAGTAGTGCTAGTGTTATTGTTGTAGCGAGTCGTTTCGTTACCCTCGGCTGAGGTATCTGATTCGCCGAGAGTTTCGGAAAGAACCTTTTCACACTGCTCAAGAGTAGTACGCTCGAAAACACTGTCGGCAGCAGGAAGCGACTCTAGAAGAGTGTTGACTTGCTCTTCAGAATCAGCAAGGGCGCTTGTGCGACGCATTGGACGGATATCGGTAGTTGGGAATGATTGTCCCTGCTTCTTACCGTAATCAATGCGAAGGTCAGTGCCCTTCTCAGTATCGGTGATGTCACCGTACTCAGGATCAAGAACTACATCAAGCAGTGCTTGGTAGGTGGTGCGGGAAAAGCCCCACCAGCGAACACCCTTGTCCTCTTCACCACGGACAACGACAGGAGCAAAGACTCGCATCTTAGGCCAGAAGCGCTTAGCTGCTTCCTTGGATGCGTCGGTTCCCTCGTTCCAGAGGCGGGTACCCCACTCGGCGATAGGATCATCCTCGCCGAAGGTGCGGGGGCTCAACACGGTCGTACGACCTTCAGTGCCCATCCCATAGTGATAATATGCTTCAAAGAATGGATCACCAGATTCTGGACACACTAGTCGAATTTGGTGTGTACCCTCTTCGGGCTTCCAAAAGAAATCGTTGGTGTCGCCACCACGGTTAGTAAGAGCAGCGTGCTTCTGCCGCATCTTGTTTAAGTCAATAGCCATTATTTTCTCCTTTACTGGTTAGTTGACCTTGAACATATAGTACCACACGTCTATGACGTGTAAAGCTTTTTAATGATGTTTTTTTGATTCCCTAAATATTTTAGAGACTTAGGGCTGGGACTTTGTAAGCAAATCAAATGCTACTAAAGTTAGATAAATTGGTAGATAGGCGACAGCGATAGTTATATCCAAATACTTAGACAACTCACTCTCCTTCGTTAACTGGTTCGTCCTCGACCTGAAAGATTTTGGCGACGGTGACATTGTGTACTCTAAGGTCACTGCCGGCTGTTAGTAATATACTATCTTGGTACTTTTCCCAATCTAGTTTTAGGTGCTTCCCTGTTTGTCCGTCGTGCTCCAGAGCAACGGCTTTATTTAAGGCGTTAATAGTATACAAGGTGTTGGTCTGTTTTTTACGATGAACACGAATAGTGTATAGGCGTGGATTATAGACCCTATTCTTAGACACAATTGCATTATATGACAATATCTTATTTGTGGGGTCTTCTTTGTCTTCTAGTAGAAATATATACTTATTTGTCAAATTAATATTAGAAGCAATAAACTCTACTTCAGCTAAAACTTCCTCTTCACTCTCAGCCTTTATAAAGGACGCTAGTAGTACACCTCGTTCTTGTTTCATTAAAATGTTTTCCTCAAATGTGTTCTATAACTAGTTTCCTAGGAGCCTTAACGCCTTACACTAAATAGTATCTAAAACAGGCTGAATCTTCGAGGAATAAGCCGTACACAGAACCATTAGGTTTTCAAAATCTGTTGAATATACTGAAAAACTTGTTGATACATCTTCTTCTTTATAACTCTTGACATGCTTCTTTATTTTATTTGTCAGCGATGGGTCATCATCCAGGTCGGATTCTGGTATGCCATAGAAGAAGTGAATGTCTCTTGTATTTTCTAGTGGATACAATAGCTTAATCTCTGCCTGGTCTTCGTCGAGGGAAGATACGCCAAAAGTTACTAATCTTGAAATGTTGTGCGGCTCAATCTTGTTTGCAAGAATTGGCTCTGTATGATTAAAGAAGTTTATCATTGCCACGATGTATGAAATAAAGTAAGAAACGTTCTTTTCGTATTCTTGAATAGGCACATCGCCAACTAGCGCATCCACAGCTTGACGATGGACTAGAAAGATTTTCTCAAAAACTCCGCTCCTTGCATATTCCTGCAAAACATTAAATGCAATTTTGTCATCACGGCGTTGGATCTCTGAACACATCACCCTATCGGGCACAACGTAAAGAACATTTAACTTTGATTCTTTTATTGTTTCTAGTATTTTAAGGATTGCCCCTGAAACAGGATCGCCGCCCTCAACGACCATAAGCACCTCATCCTTGTTTTTGATCGACCGAAGATAAACAGCAACCTCATCTTGATCAAGGTTGTTCTCATAATCATCGTGACCTGGGTATTCACCTATTGAAAGGCTTCCTCTTTCATCAATATCCGAATCTATCTTGTATATCCTGTATTCAGGGTATGCGGTAAGGTGCTCTGCGATAGCGCAGCCGAGCTTACCTAGTCCAATGACTTTATCCAACTTGTATATCCTTCATAGAACCTAGAGTTTTACCTCTTTTTATATTTACCTTGAAAGTCCCAAAGTTAGTAGAACTCATAAGCCTTACTAATGACTTAATTAGGCTCTCATCCTCTTTTTTCATATCCAACACAACAGCATCATGGATTAGAAAAGCAATATTAGATCCCGAGGACTGTTTGCGAAGTAGGTACTCCATCTTTAGAGCCTGCTTTAGGGTCAGTTCTGCTGCGGTAGATTGAACTAGGTAGTTCAAGGCGTGATGTTCGCTCGTGTCCGGGATCTCTTTCCTAAATGGCGTTCTAACTGTGTTGCCATCCCAATATTCTTCGAGTAGCCGATCTTTTTCGTAAAAACTAGCTAATTTTTGCATATCTTGATACCCAACAGCCGTCTTAGACCCGTATAGCCACGCAAAAAACGCAACTTTGGCGGCATCTCTTGTATTAATGTTAGTAAAAACGTTTTCTAGGTGAAAATCGTGTACATCTTCGGCTGGTTGAGGCTTTCCAAGTAGCCCCAACAAGGTTCTGACCTCTGCACCGTTGAAGTCTAGCTCAATAAAGTAATCATTCTGAGGTAAAACCGCTGATCGAAACTCTTTACTGAGTGTCAGTATTGGAAATGATCCTTTTTTGGTGGTCAATCTCCCTGTCTTAGTGCCAAACTGGTTATAATCAACGTATGGTTTATTATTGAGAATCATATTTGCTTGATTCTTCAACTTAACAGATGATTGAAAAGTTTTCACTCTCTTGGTATCTATTAGTACTTTTCTTGTTGCTATGTCTCCCAGCATCATTGATATGTGCCTATGAAAGTCATAACGATCAGGTTTCTTTACTGTCTTAAGAATATGTTGACATATTTTATTCTTTACCTCGCAAAAATCAACCAAGAAGCGATCAGGGACAAGATCAAAAAAGCAGTTTTCCTGAGTATTGACCTGAGATATAGCCAATGATCGCTTGAAAGCTAGGATCTTTTTCGATACATCATCCCAGTCATCACTTAGGTATTCTGGTATGTTATCGCCAATCTTACCTCCCTCCAAATAAAGGGAGACATAATCTACATCGAGATCACGAAGATAAGGAGCATATTTCCAAGTTGCAGTAAGATTCTTTGGGAACTCTTCTAAATCGAATAGAAGGCTATTATTAGTATAGATTCCTACGCACTCTGTTTTGTCGTCTAATGTTTGGAACAGCATCATCTTCCCTAGTAGAAGTAGATCCAATTATATCCCCTACTGTGCGCAATGTTAAAGGATTAGTATCATAAGGTCCAATATATTCCTCTTGGGCATACCTGAGTGATCTCATATATCGATTTTCAGAACTCAGGTTATAAATATTCATCATTTGTTGGATTTGTTTTCTTTTTATTCTTGCCGTACGGTCAGGGTCCCTCTCAGATAGCCGAGAAACATAAAATGTCTTAAGCTTCCAGCGGTCGCCAAAGGTTGCCCTGAACTCTTCCTCAGAAATTATATTTCTAGCAACAACCTCTGTTTTAGGGATGCAATCAATTTGAACATATTGCTCTCTGACCGAGACTGTTGGAGCAGAGGTAACGTAAGTGTTATAAAAGCCTATAATGTACTTCTGTAACAGATCAACATCGTTTTTCCAGGTCTCATCATAAGCTGTTTCAAAAAGAATCTCAAAGACTTCCTCTTGAGAAGATGCATCCTTGACAGGTTGATATTCTTGATAGCCAGGTTGTGGATTACCATCCTCGTCAAAATGAACTGCTATTCGTCTCTTCACTGTTTCCATCCCTGGCACCTGTGAATATCCAAACGCCATAGGTGCTAACTCTTGATCTAGCAATGTTGGATCGCAAGGCAAGGGGTCAGGGTATGAATCCTCAAACTCATCAATCGGCACACCATACATATATTCTTGCATAGCTGGGCTTCGAAGATCAGCTATAAGCCTCCAAGGAATATTTCTATCTATAGAAAACCCATATTGGGCTACAATATTAGAGACAAGCTCAAAGTTGTCGTCGAGGAACTCATATGACTTTGTAAAATCATCTGAGTATGTTTCATCTGATATCTCAATCATCAAACCTGACATCAGAGGGGATAGGCTTACTCCCTCTATGTATCCGCTAAAGGTTGTTGGTCCGACTAGCGATACAGCCAAGTCAATATATTCGTCAAACACATTTAGGAAATCATTAATATTTCTTATTCTTCTTTCCTTGTTTCCAAGAGGCAAAAAGTTTTCAATAAAATATCTGTAAACAATATTTCTCATATAGTCGTCATATTCAACAGTGGCAGGGTTCCAAGCCTTGACGACTGTGGGCTCAAGCCAGGGACTGTTTCTAAATATTATGTTCTGATCACCGAGTTCACGTAAGCGCTGGGATAAGTCGTACCAAGCGTCGGCAACAAAGTTTAGTGCAAACTGACTCTGGTTGTCGGTAAAATATAGTGGCTTCAAGAACTTCTGGTCTGGAACAACTGTATTTCCCTTTGTGTTGACAATCCCATAGAATCGATCAGTTGACCAAGTACTCATTGAGTTTACAATTAGATTTTCTGGGAATATGCCATCCCTGTAAATAATCCTTTCTATATGTATATTTCTAGCCCCTAATTCATTTGAGCCATAAGAGTAAAGCCCAGGGTAATCTTTAGGAGATAGTTTATTTTGATCTGCCATTTAGTTCCCCAAAGTGCTTAGTTTGCTATTTGTCCTATGCTGGAACACTGCATCGACTGTTGTTGTGAAACCTCTATTGGAGATCGAATTTGATGACCTGACGACTCTATAGTATCCTCCAAGGGCAAGAATTTGATTTGCAAACTCACCCAAGGCTGCTCTACTGTCTACATAAATCAAGTCTCCATTTTTATGTATAGAGTTGCCAAACATTTCAATAGAAACATTTTGCGGCAGTATTAACGCTTGTGCAAAGTTTGCGGCATTAGGTCCAGAATATATTGCTTCAATATTTAAAGCCTTAAACTGTGGAACATCCTGCTTAGCAAAGTTGAAGTTTTTAGCTATACCCCTGTCAGCACCCAGAGTATAATGATAGATTCCTCGCTTTTCATCTTCTCGCCTATCCCCATTATATTCTTCGTTTGTTTGTCTAGCGAAAATAACATAGTAACTGTTTACTTTCCTGTTTTTAATAAGCACCTCATTCTTTAGGTTGGGCCTTATGTCATTTAGGCGTTTACGATCTAAAAGAAAATCTTTACCTTTTCCGGTCTTTCCTTCTTTAGAATCCTTCTCACCTATTGTTTTTATCTCATTATCTGTCATATAGAGAGTATAATCAAAACTTATGCGGAAGCGATAAGAAGATAGATTATTTAATAGCTTTGCGACGGTTGACAGCAAATGATCAATAAATTGACGGAATGGGTATTCATCAATCTCCCTGGAGATTATGTTATCATAGATAAACTGTGAAAGATAATCGAGTGCGATTGGCAGATCATACAAGGGATAGTTTGTACTATCATTCTCAAACCCAGGAATTCCTAGTTTTTTTGGACAGTACGTCCCCAGAATAAATTTGATGTCATCCCGCATATCAGCATTTTCCATTGCTGCTAATATAATATCGCCCATAGAAACAAAAGGAACACTTAAGAACTGTCTATTGTTTCCCTGATCATCTTCAATACTCACAGAGCCACGCTTAAAAGTATATTCAGGAGATAAAGAGTTGCTCTTAAGAAACTCTTTACGCTCTTCTTCTGGCAGTTTTGCTAATTTATTCAACCTTGCGGAAAAATCAGCCCCGGACTGACCAGAGGTTGTTTTTTCTCCTGGATGAAATACAATATTGCCCATTGAATCTCTTGCCACATTAGACATATAGACCCTGCTTGCATTGCCTGTCCCGCCAATAAGATTATTGATCAAAGAAGCATATCTTTTGACACGTAGAGCTTTTTTTGCTTTTTTATAAGCAGATTCAACAAGATCCATTTGCGAATTAATCTCTTCTAGTTCTTTTTGTTGAGATTTTTTAGGTCTTGATCCATCAGTGCTTATCTGGAGGTATTCCTTTCTGCTGGCTAGATATTCATGTTCTCTGTTTAGTCTGTCTGTTCGGACTGGGACGATTTTTTGCTCTTCAACTGTGAACCTGTCCATTTGAAAACGAAGATACCCATCTTTAAAGGTCTTATTCTTATCGATACCTTCGATTGATATAAAGACCTGCTGTTGATTTAGGTTACCCTTGGTAAAGTTATTTTGCCCTAGGATATCAGATTCTGGGGAGGCTAAGAAATTATCTGATGACCCTACATATTCTAACTTTAATGTTGTTGGACCCTCTTGTGAAAAGTTCACATCGTAATCTGTAAGATTTAAGAGAATAACTCTTTGTGTTGCTTTTACTGATTGTAAAAACTTTTTCCAGTTCGGTCCATAAAGTCTAGCTAGATTTGCTGGTGACCCTTGAGGAACTGCCCACCCAACAACTACTTTTAGCTGACGAAAATCATTGGTAACTTTATCATTGACATCATTGTGCCCTTCTGTCCCTGGCAACAGGGTCTTTAGCATCTTTTCGTTTTCTTCTTTTAGATTATTTAGCCTTTCTTTTTTGCTATACTGTTTTCCAGATTTCTTAATACTCGGAGCGATGGAAGATTTTCTGCCATTAGTAAATAAAAAACTCAAGTAATTAAGATTAACGAGTTCTGATAATGTGCCGAAATATAATTCTAGATCGGCTTGGATGATCTTGTCACCCTCATGCTTATTGTGATATTTCCAGTTAAAAGATCTAATGCCAGCCTCTGATCCACCTCTTCTGAGTGTCTTATCAATACTTTTACTAGCACGGGCGTTGGCGAGCTTAATTATTTGATCAACCCTAGTAAAATCACTGAAATATACTTCTTCTTGCTTCCTTTTCTTGTTTGACCCTGAGTTATTGACTTCAGCGTTATCATCCTCCTTATTGCTTACAATAAAAAATCTCAATGTGGGCTGGAGAGTTCCCAACTGTGCAGGGGTTGCATTATGAAAAGGCTTCATATTTGTTGGATCGGTCAACCTTGAGATGATGCTTTCTGGAGCCATCTCTACACAAGGTAAAACATACTTATTTCTCTCTAGCGCAGCTTTTTCATTCTCTGAAGACAGGTCTGTATTTGCCTGTTTGAATATTGGCGAAACAGATGTGTGAATTGTCTTAAGGTTTTTTAATAAGATTTCTTGTCCCGTAAGGTTGATAGCTTTTTGTGTGGGACTAGCAGCGAATCCAGACTCTTTAAAACTACTATAATCAGAAAAACCTGTAGTTTCTCTAATAGCCGTATCCACTTCTTGGCGGCGGCGCTCACGAGAGGCTTGATCTAAGCCTAAAAACTTACCAACGGAGGTCTCTTTCCAAGACATTAGAAGAACCCTAGCACATCAGCAAGTGGCTGCGGAATATAGTAAATCTCTCCAACCTTGAACTCAGCTTCTGAGGCTTTTTTATTGTACCAAGCAATAACCCACCAATATTCTGGGGATCCATATGCTTCGTTCGCTACATTATAAAGCTTATCTGTCGCTCTCCATACTTCTGGAGTATTCGAAAGGCTCGCTATAAAATCATTTGTAGGGTAGGATAGCCTAGGAAACTCGTATTGAAAGGTTTCTTCTATACCTCTACGCCTAAAGAAGACATTCTTATAGTTTTTGTCTTTATTTAGAAAAATATCTGTTTTCCCATATCTTGAATATGCCATTGTTTATCTTACCTTATGATTCTCACCCGAAACCCTCCGGGAATAGTGAAGCTAGAGCCATTAGTTGCTGCACTGACTGAGTTCGGGTCTCGTCGGGCTGGCTCTGGGGTCGAAGGATCGGGACCTGGTCTAGCTGGTCCAGGAGGAACCAGTTTTGGAAGTTTTTCATCTGTTGATTTGGTTCCTTGAGGTTGTTTATTTTTTATCTTGGGTTTCTTTAGTTTCTTTGCGGCTGGCTTTGGTGCTGCTCGCTTAGCGGTAGCATCAGGGTCGGCTTTTCCTGTTCTATATGGGAATGTTTGCTCATTGACGCCAAGCCTAGTACCATTGTAGACATACTTGCTGCCCTGTCTTTTGTAGCCAAGTTCGTGCTCGTGCAAAACCACAAGCTCAAAGTTCAGTCTAAAAGTCTTAGGATAATACTCATTGATTTGTGGATCTTTAGTGCCATTTCTCAATAATTTGCGACGGCTGAACATCCCAAACTCTAATGCTGGGTCGAAAGTAAATCCGTTAACATAGCCGAGTAGACCTGTTCCAGAAGAACTTTTGATGAGATTGCCAAAACTGACCCTTACTAATGGACCCTGATTAATTACAGTTGCTCCGCCATTACCCGTCGCATCGTACAGAGGATACAGGAAACTCATAAGTTTATTTACTTTTGCCACATTTATTTCTGCGTGCTCGAAAGAGTCAGCGGGTACGTGCCAAGCTACAGATATGGCTCGGCGTGTGTTCATAAATGTTGCGATTGGGTCCATACGTCCATATACGTCTTCTGCATTCCACTGGGAAGAAAAACTATCACTGAACAAGTCTAAGAAAGCTGGGAACTTAACTCCCTCTCCTGTTGGGACATGTGTTATGGTTAGATCCTCACCACGACGCTTGAACTGATTTCTGGAACCTTGTGAATAAAAATCATTTTTTGCCATTTGTTAGTTCTCCATTAACCTCTGACAGGATCTATTTGATTTAAAACTAGTTCTCCAACCTTGTCCCCGTTCATTTCCATAGTTGCCTGAACAGGTCTCTTGGCTAGTTCTTTGATTGCTTTCGATAAGCTATCAATCTTTGCCCCCATATCGTCAAGAGCGCCTCCGGGTCTACTTACCTGGACAGTGTCCCTTGGACCGCCAACCATGGTTGGTCTGCCGGCTTGAGATACAACTGGTCCTGTCTGAGCAGATGATGTGGGGCGCACTGCATAAGCAATCCCGCCAGGACCAGATATTGCATCGTCTACAGGTATAATACCAGCAGCAGTACTACCTAGTCCGTAACCAACCGCAGCGCCCATAGGACCGCCGACTACAAAGCCTGCAATACCGCCAATAATGCCGCCGATCAACTTAAATATAGATGACTTTTGTGCTTTAGGATCGCCGCCAGTACCATAACCAAAAGCCCCTAGTATATCTTTTAGTGCCATAACAATAGAGATGACTGGGACGAGCTTTGCTGCCAGAGCAGAAACAGTGGTTCCCAGAACAGTGGCAGCGCCCTTAAGCTTGACTAGGATTGCTAAAGCCGCACCACCAAAGCTGATGATTGCTCCAAAGAAAGGCGAGGACATCACATCATTGAAAAGCTCAGCGAGACCGCTCAAAAGAGACATTGTGCCCGTAAGGAGCGGTTCGAGGTTTAAAAACAACTGTTCTGATACTGCCTTGAACTTATCCATAGCGGTTGTAAAGGCTTTTACTCTCTCTGCATTATTTTCTTGTTCCTTTTGGAACTCACGCATTGCCATTGGATCGCCGAGTAGCTTCTCTGCGGTCAGAACATCTGTCTGTAATATCTCAGCAACCATTTGCCTTTGGCGGCGAGACATCTGATCAAAACGCATACCTTCCATATCGAACTCTGCACGGAGGATCTTGAGTCTATCTTCAGATGAAGCTGCCATAAGCTCAACAGAGTTCAACTGTAGGCCTAGCTGCGCATTCAATTTACCAGCAACATCAGCAGAACTCTCAAAGGTATCAAACAATTCCGAAAGATCAAAAGCCTGGCGTGTCGTCAGACCCAGGGTTCTCGCTTGTTCATTCAATCTTGTAAAGACTCGAACACCATCTGAGCCAAACCTGGACATCTGAGGTCCAAGGTCTTGGAAGTCGCTAACCACAGAAGCAAGAGGCGACCCTGTTCTAATGGCTAGGTTTTCTAGTTCTGCTGCTGCGGCAAGGGCTCCTGATCCTGTTAGACCGAAACCCTCGTTCAACTGATCAAGAACAGAGGCAAAGGCACTCGTATCAACCCCAAGAACTTTAAATCGACCAGCAAGAGTGTTTATCTCTCCACGAGTCTGTTTGCTTTGGGCATTGTACATCTTGAAGCCTGTAGATAGTGCTCCTACAACTTCTTTACTTTCCGACATTGACAAGTATAAGCCGTCGTGACTTGAAGCAAGATCAAGAACATCTTGCTGTAGTGCTTTAGAAAAGCCTGTCTGTTTTGCAAGGGCTACATTGGTTTCTTCAATGGTCGCTGCCATCGAGACCATACCTCCAATAAACGAGTCAGCAGCTTCTTTTCCGTCTATTATCCCTTCCTCATTCTTCTTGAATAGTGATGTTAATTTATCCAGCCCTGGGGCGACCTGACCGAGGGTGCTTGCTGTTTTGTCTAGAGCCGAGTTGTATTGATCGACAGCCTTCTTACTTTCGTTTACGGATTCTGTCACACCATTTAGTGATCTTTTAATGTTGTTTAAAGCCTCAGTCCTACGGCGAACTGCCTCTGGGTCCGGCTCCTCTTGGTTCTTTAGATCCTCAAGCGCTGCTTCGGCTTCCTTATACTGAGCCGTTAGTTGCTTGAGTTGTTCTAACTGTTGTTTAAGATTGTCAGCCACGACCTAGCCCTATCCCTTGATAGGCCAGTTAATACCGGCTTCGGTTTCGAATCTTTTGATAGCAAGCTGAAGTTTGGCTTTTTGCTTATAAGTCATAGGGTCATCTAGACCATACTTCTTAATAAAGTCAAGGTACCTCTTCTCGTTCACTAGGGCATCAGTAAATCTTTCAATTTCTATTCTGTTCCCCTTAACTCGCACAGGAACTCGCCTTCCCTTGAACATCTTAGACAAAAGATACTCGATCCAAGCCGCAAAGACGTGGAGAATATTCTCATTAAGTTGATTGCCTCGGAACTGGGTAAGATCTAGAACATCATTTTCAAAATCGATTTGCACAGGAAAGCCCCCTCACTACTACGTTTATTAAGTAGTTTGATAAACCATTTCTTTACGGAGTATACTTTCTACCCCTGCCTGTTGAACTTGACATGGTTCCAGATTGAGCTTCCTGTTCTTGTTTCTTTTGTTCTGCCAAGCGGTTGAGAAACCACACTCGGACACTAACAGGGAGATTATACGACTCAAAAAAGCTCCAACCGCCATAATACTTGAGTTGGAACAACTGTTCATAGACACTCTCTATGTATTGATCATCCAGGCCAAAAAAAGTCAGTATTCAGCGGAACCTCCATGTCCGCCGAATGACCGCAGTTAGTGCAGTCAAACACCTGTGTCATATCAATATTTGGCACACAAGCTGAGTAGATGTTTCGAAGAACACGACTATCTCTTGCTGGCAGTGCCTGAATGAATGACTCAATGACCAATGGGGATTCTTGTCCATTGACGCTAACAATGTAGCTTCTGAACATATCCGTCATTGTGCCTGTAGTTTGTTTTCTTTTTGCTTTACGTTCTGACTCTTTGTAGAGTCTCAACTCATCAGCACCTGTTAGCATCTTACACTCAACAACTGCATTTGTCATTGGTAAAGTTATTAATAGGTTCCCGTCATCAGTGAGGATAGCGGCGTTATCTTCTATATTCTGCTCATAAGGAGTTACTGATGGTTCTGATATATCAAACTCAAATTCATCTGTTGTTCCGCAAGATGGGCAAGTAACTGATGTTCGGTAATCTGGTCCGTATCCTGTTCTTCTTGCAGCCACCAAAAGAGCGTTCTTGTCGCCGATCAAGAGAGTATCAATACGAACACCCTCTTCAACAACTAGGCTTTGTAGCATCCTATCAAGTGCGACACCTTCTTTTAATAATGCACGGGAAGTAAGAATGTCTTCTTCCTTTGCCGTCATATACTTGATCTCTACAGATGTTTTATTATGGAGTGGGTGCCCCTGTGGATAGAATCGACCTGCGCTTGGCAGTGTCACAAACTCAGTTGGCACAGACCAAGAGAATGTTGGCTGAGCGTTAGGCACACCAGCGCCCACTGTTGTAGCAACAGCAGGTGTAGGTGTATCGTCTTGGGGAGTAAAATCTTCAGGAAACCCTGTTCTATTTTCGTTACGACTCATTTATAACCTTTCGTTTTTTATATTGTAACCGATATTATTTCTTCCGTTTAGTCAGCAGCAGATGTTTGATCTCTGCCGTTAGCCTTGGTCTGGGTAAGTCTTGCCCAGTCGTATACGACCTCTACGGTAACTTCGTTCATATCATCAGATGTGTAATCCAAGCTACCACCGAAATCGATGGAAGTAATAAATGGGTTAATGAGTTCCCAGCGCTCAATGATTTCGCCAGCTTCGTCGATCTGGTCGATGAAGACAGAGCCGATCTGCTCAGCGAAAGCCTTCTTGCTCAAACTCAACTTCGAACGAGAGGCTGTGGTTGGGAACTTGTAGCCAGCAGCGCCAAGAACGTCTAGGAAAGCATAAGACAAGTCAGGATCAACTGGGTCTACCAAAGTGATAGAAATTGGATCCCAAGTAACACGTCCTGGATACTTGAATGTGTGATCAACATACTGGTGTTCAATAGTACTAACATTAGCCTTTGGCTTGTTAGCTGTCTTAATTGTCCATACTGGAATAGCACCTTGTCCTAGGGTACGGCTGCTAAACTTAAGTTCAAACCTAAATCTACGCTTTGGTTCTGTTCTTACGTCATTCCAAAATAAGCTTGACATTATTTATGTTACTCCTCGATAATATATTTAGTTGCCTTTGATTTAGTCCTCAAAAGCTGCCCCACTGTTTGTAACCACAAAGTCGATTGCAAAGTACTCTACGGAGCGAGTTGGCTTCACAAGCAACTTAGCATAAATAATGTTTCGATCAATGAGATCTGGTGTTGTTGTTGTTTCGTCTAGAACTAGACGGAAGTCATCAATACCAAACTCAGCACGAACACTTTCTAGAACTGGTCCAGCTTGTCCCAAGAAGCGATCCCAAGTATCCTTTGCATTTGGTCCGAAAAGGAGACGGGAAGCGATGAAAGAAATCTCACGCTTCAAGAAGATCATCAAGCGTCGAACGTTGATACGATCTAGAGCGGAAGCTGTTTGTTGTAATGTTTTCTGTCCGAAGATCACAATACCTTCAGCAGGGAACTTAGCGATTGGGTTAATGTTATTCTCATAAAGCTTGTCACGATCATCAGATGTAAGCCTTCTGGAAACATCTAAGACTGGCAAACCAGCAGCACCTTCGCTCAACCCACCTCTGGTGAACCCAGCAGGAGCGAACCAAGGAGCATTCAAGCGATCTGTTGAAGAAAGAACACCCAAAGCAGCAACGGTTGGTGGTACCCAAACGTTTTGGTTTGTGTTTGTATCCAAGATACGAACCCAAGGATAGTATGTAGCACCGTAGCTATTGTTGATGCTACGGGCAGCAAGTGTATCAGCAGCTTGCTTAGGTGTGTTACTAGCATTTCTAGTAGCTGCGTCACCTAGAGCTTCTGTATCTGGTGTATATGCTTTTTCAACATCGATCAATGCAATGGCATCACCACGATCTTCAGCAGTTTCTAGAAGAAGATCTGTTACAGTTGCCTTCCAGATCCCTGGGATGGTGACTGCATTCATTTGAATGTAGTCTTTGTCTGAGGCAATGTTAATTGCTTTTCTAAGACTAAACAATTCGTATGATGCCTCTTCGGATGCTCCGAAGTTTTTGTTTGCAAATGGCTCACGCTCAGAGATATCATAGCCATCAAAACCGCCATGCAAGGTAGTTGTGAAGCGATCGATATTTGCGGACAAGACATCCTTATAGGACTTGCCAGCCTGAGCACTGATTGATGTGCCTGCATTGCGTGAACCACTGGCGTATGTGTAGACACCGCTTACTGGCTCCTGAACATCATCCAATGAGAATACCCAAGAGATAGACAAGGCTGATGTTGTTGCTCTTGTTGGGGTATCTCCCTCAACGTCATGATCTGTAGATGATGGATTGGCGGCTTCACCAAGGGAAGCTACGTCAGCAGAGCGAACTCTCAAGCAATC